GCCTCGTGTTCTTCCTCTTTCGTACACCAGTGGGGCGACATGCGGGCCAAGACCCTGATGGGAACACGGGAATCCATGTCCGGGTTTTTGGCGTAAATCTCCCACCAATCCCAATGTTCCACGCCGAAAATCTGCTCCACGGTATCAGAACATGCCCATGGGCCGGAGGTAGCTTCCCAGGCCAGAGCGAGTATGCCGCGGATCTCGGCTTCAAGTTCCGCGTCGGTCATGCTTCGGCTTCCTTCGGCCTGCGAAGCGGGCTGCAATTCTCTGAAGGCTCCTGATTCCGTTCAAGGCCGACACCTTTTGCCGATAATGGCTTATGAGCTCCGCAACTGTTGCGCCGTTCCGCGCCACCAGCTTCACGGTGAAGCGGCCTTCCGGGTTCTTCTCCAGCAAGAACTTCGGATTTGAGAGACAAGGGGGGAAAATCGTCGCGTCCTCAATCCTTGCGTTTTGGGCTGTGTTGAACACAATATCCCTGCTCTTTGACAGCACTCGCGCAAGCGGCGCGCCATTCGGAGCGCAGATGGTATTCATATCGTGGTCAGACATGGTTCCCCTCCTCCGGCACCGGGATGGGGCCTGCCCATTCGCCGGGCATATCCTTCAGCGAATTAAAATTCCCTCCGGGAAAATGCAGCCCGCCATGGAACAACCGCCCTATGATGCGTTGTCCATCATCATGTTTATACCAGTACCAGCCCTCTTTTGTCGGCCGCTCCCGCGTCCACCGCAGCCTGCGCGGCAGGGCGTTCCAGGCGGCGACAACGGCCCCTGTTGCATCCATTCCCGGCAGATTCCGGGCGTTCAAAGAGAGCGTGGGGCCTCTCATGTTGCACGACAGACATTCAACGAACATGCGGCCTTCAAGTTCACAGAAGGCGGCTTTGCCCTCACATACAGGGCACGGCTTCAGTTCCACCATGTGGCCTCCTTGGCGGCGTTGAGCCACAGCTTTCGATTGATATCCGAGCATTCCGTGTAAGGAAAAATGCAGCGGCTTTTGCACATAGTGCAGTATTCTGAGGCAGCAGAATACACAGATGAATCCTGCTCGCTGCAATGGTCTGCAAGTTTCCCCGCTAACCAGTCCCTCTCCCGCCGCGCCTGCCGCAGTTCAGCAATCAGGTCGAGAACGGCGTTTCTGAAATGGCCCGGCGTCGCGGCCTTGGCGGTGGCTTCCAGCGCATCAAGTTCTTCGTCAGACATTGCTCTCCCCCTTCACTCCGGCCACGCTCCCGATATAATTGACAAGCTCGGAGGCCTCTTGCTCCGTCATCGCGCCGATACTCGCATGCACGATGACACCCGGCGAGGCATAGCAGTGGAAGGCCAAGACTTGGCCGGTATCGGAGGCCGTCAGGCCGCGCCGCCACCCTGCGGCGTAGGTGAGCGGATCAACGATGGCCCTGGGGCCGTTGTCCTTGAGCGCCTGCCAAAAGTGATGCCAGTGGTCAACGAGGGCTTGCCAGCGGGATAGACGCTGCTCATTGATGAACGCGCAATGCTTTGCGACAATGAAGCCGCCATCGTGCGCCCATGCCCCAAAGGCACGGCAATCGAACCTGTCTGGGTGTCCCCACCCTCTGACCACGGTATCCACCATCTCGCAGGACATCCCGCACTGCACCTCCGGGCCTCGCCTGCCGAAATCCTCCAGCAGGCACTCTCGCAGGGTGACACGGCATCCGGCCTCGTCGGGCCTCTTGCCCCTGTCCCCGCTGCCGGAAAGGAGCAGCTTGCCCGCCCCCCGGATGATGCAACGCTCAAAAAGCGCCGATGCGCCCCACGTCACGGCGGCCGCCTCGTCCTGGTACTTTTTGCCCAGCGGCAGGCCGGAGAAGTCGATTGTGCTGTCCCTGACGTGCAGGAATTCTCCGGGGACGGCGATACCTATGCCGTCGTTGCCATTGTACGGCCCGGCGAGCTGTCCGGGATCGGTGATGAACCTGTCGGCTATCTCAAGCATTACTGCACCCCCGCAGATTTTTTACACGCGGCCAGTAGAGCTTGCCCTTGCCCTTGCCCGACGGCACATGCACGATGTAGGATTCATGGTCTCGCGGCAGGCCAGGGCCGCCCCCGGACGCATAACGCGCCCCATCGGCTGCTGCCGATGCCTTTTCAATGTATTCGCCGGGGCCGCAATTCGGGGGAATGACAGCCACAATGCGCCCATGCTTTTGGGTTGTGCTGCCGAATGAGGTTGATTCCCACTCCACATTATCGCCGATCTTGAACTCTGCCATTTTGTTCCTCCAAGGCATGAAAAAGGCCGCCCGAGGGGGGCGGCCTTGATTTGTGAATGATTGTGAAATCTGCCTATCTGCTGAAACTGACGTGCGCCCTGACGTTGTAAATCATGCGCAGGGCGTAAATGGCCTGATTGAGCGATGTGACGGCCACGTTAGCCGCCTCGTTCGCGTTGTCGTAGAGCATCTGCTTTTCATCGGAGAGTATCATGCTGCGCCCGCCGGGGCGGGCGAAAATGTGCAAGGCTTCCCTGATGGCCTCGGCATTGCGCCGGAGGCGGTTCACGTCATCAAAAAACGGCTTGCCGCATTCGTAGGTCGCGGCGTCAAGCATGGCATTGGGAACAGCGGGCAAGGGCATCTGCTGCTGCCTTGGCTTTTCCACGTACCGACCCGTCTTGCGGATGGCCGGGAGGACTTCCGACGCAACCCAGTTCGTGAAGGCGTCGGCTTCCGGCTTGTTGCTGCGGAACGCCAGCTTGTACACGGCGGGTTCAGTGATGAGCGTCAAGTCCCGCGTGGGGAAGCCTTCCATGCGGAACTTACGCATGGAACGCTTCCAACTATCGGGAATGACGGCCAATGTCTTGCCGCGCCAAGAGATGCCAAGCGCCCTGCACACATCGACCGCCGCGAACCACGTTTGATTATTTTCGGTGATGGTGCGGACGGCCTGACTGCCATAGGTGAAAAGCTGTGACATGGGGAACTCCAGTGTTTAGTAGTAGGCATTGAAAAATGAGCAATGCCGGGCCTCAACTACCGCACTGGACGGCTGCCTTTATTCCCCCGGAGGGTATTGTATTAGAGGCTATCAACCCGGCAATCAGGCAAAAGAAAACCCGACATAGAGCCGGGCAGGACGCGCGCGATTTTGGAACAGCGGCGCGGACACTGCCAGTGAAGTAGTGCCCACACCTTGGCGGATTTCCGGGTGGATGTCAAGAGAGGTGGCTTGAAGCAGAGATAGGCGTGAGATAGGATGGAACCACCTACAGGAGGAATTATGCCCGAAAATATCCAGATTACCCAAGAAAGCATATCTATCGACTACGACGGCGAAGCACTGAGCAACCACGAGATGAGTCTAGAGGAATTTGCCAACTCGTTATTGGCATTTAAGAGCCTTGCAGAAAGAACGAACACCATTATCAACGGGAAAGACAAACCTATTTATATAAAAATTAAGGGTAGTGTCAACGAGGGTTCTGTCTCTATAGACCTTTTAGCGCAATGGATAGGCCCTGTTGTTCCATTCGTGAAACCAATAGTTTTTCAAACAATAAAAGAATTTTTCAACTATCTAAAATTTTTGTCTGGCCAGCCTTTTGCCAAGAAAGAAGCAAAAAAGGACGAAAGCGGGGCTGTTACTATGCACGTCACGAATCAATCTGGGCAAGTCACTATAGTTAATCAAAATATTATTAACATGAGCGGTAGTCAGTCAATCAAGAGCGACACAGGAAGATTTTTTGCTCCACTTGAATCGACTGTGGAAAAAATAAAATGCGGAACAAAAGAGTCGATAGAAAATGATAAGCCAGATGTACTTGCCTTCAGTTCCGACAAGGACATCTATATACCGACTCCTGATGAACAAACAGATGAATCGACGAGCCAATGCACCCTTGAGCTAGTAACAATCAATTTTGACGGAAAGCCAACAGGGTGGAGATTTTACGATGAAGAAAACGACGCCGAGTTTTCCAGCAGTATTTCTGATGCAAATTTTTTGGAAAGCGTAAAGAACAAAAAACTTGATTTCTTAGCTGGAGACAGAATCACTGCTGAGATGACGACAACAAAGGCTATGGTATCGCAAAGAAAAAAGACCTCAAGAAATATAATAAAAGTTTATTCTCGCTTACGTGGCGATGAGGTTGTCGCCTTTGAATAGCAGCCGAACAGGAGAATAATCCGCCGTTCTCTCTCGCGCGCGCCGGGAAAAAGCCCGCCTACTGTTGCCCGGCGGGCGGGGCGTGTGCCTACGCGATGACGTGAAGGCCGGGAACCATCTTTTCCAGGTACTCCTTGACGATGCGCATTGCCTCGCAGCGCCACGCTCCGCCATCGGCTTCAAAGAGGGCAAAGCCCACTTCGCCACCCTCGCCGCCCTTGGCGCGGAAGACGAACCTGGAGGCGGGCTGCTCCACTTCGGCGAACGTCCTGAACGGGCGCAGGGTCACGGGGTTGGGCAGGGCTTCGGTGCCGACGGCCGCCACGCCCTTGCGAACGGTGACGGCCTGCGTCACGCCGTCATCGGCGCTGTTGGCAGAGGCGGTCTGGGTCACATTGGAGGCGTAGCGCAGCACCTTGGCCCTGTCCGTGGCCTGGGCGGCGTCATCCGGCTCCACAAAGGCGGACTGGACGAGGATGTTGAACTCCTCCGCTCCGATGAATTTGTTGAGCGGAATCTGCACCTGTTGCAGCTTCGCATGGATGAAGGCGGGACGGTCGCGGAAACCGCCTTCCAGGCCGGAGTACAGAATGACGCTGGCCGGCGATTCCACATGGCACAGCAGTTTGTCTTTGTTGAGGCTGTCCACGTCGGCGTTGATGTAGTCGACAATCCCCGTGAGCGTCGTAACGTAGATGGTTTTGGGGAGGGGCGCATGGACGGGGTGAACTTCGCCCGTGGTATAGGGGCGGCCCTCAATCGTGATTTCTTCGGGCTTGGCGTCGTTGCGAATGGCGCGATACAGGGCTTCAAGCATGAACTGTTCTCCTTTTTGGTGGATGGTTACTGGTTGCCGCCGTTACCGGCGAATTTGGTGATTTTGCCGCTGGCGTTCTTGTCCACTTCGGGCAATCTGGCCTGATTGGGGTTTTCGCCGCTGGTCAGCTCGGAGGCTCCGACTTCGCCCGTGATGGGGTCAGCGCCCAAGCGAATGGCCGTGACGATGGGCTTGGGCGGGGCCAGCACGGAAGAAACCTGCACAGTCACGGAACCCATGCTGCGGTCTTCATCCGGCTTGATGACCATTTCCATTTTGACTTTGCGGGCCTTGGTCGAAGGGGTGTTGGGGTCGCAGATGTTGGCGACAACGCGCTCAATTTCCTCATGGATGCGCTCTACCAGCCCGCCTCCGGCAAGGTTCTCAACTGTGATCTGAATCATGTCTGCTCCTGAAAAAAGTTTGGCCCGCGCCGGGGGGAGACCGACGCGGGCACAGTTAGGGGGTGGTGGGGAGATCTTTTATCCGTCCATTTCCGTGATGAAACGTGACGGGGTTTCGCCAGGGTGCTTTTCCGGCCGGATTGCCAGGGTCAGCTTGTCCATGGCGCGGGTGACAGCTACATACATGAGGCGGCGTTCATCCTCGACGGCCTCACCTTCAGCGCGGACGGCCTGTTGGCTGGGCATGATGCCCTCATTGCAGCCCGCAATGATGACATGAGGGAACTCCAAGCCCTTTGAGGCGTGACACGTCATCAGACGAATGCAGGGCGCGTCATCTTTCTCGACGGCCTCATCCTGAACATCGGCCAATGCGATCCAGTCCAGATATTCGCAAAGGAGGTCGTCTGGGTGCGCCGCCGCATAGGTCTTCAGCCAGTCAATGTAGGTCTGGCCGTCGCCGTCGGCGGGGTCGAAAGAAGACACCCCCCATGTTGAAAACCAATCAGCGGCATCCGCCACGGTGGAAGATTCCTTGAGCATGGCAAGGTGTGTTGCCGGGTCAAGGTGTTCCAGATAGACGCTGAAACACGAGCGATCCTGCCCGGCAGCCTCAATGCGGATTTCATTGTACCGCTCCGCGCTCACCCCAAGCCCGGGGTGGGCCAGCAGAAAGGCCATTTCATCGGCCGGATTGACAACACATTTCAAAATGGCATTGGCCTTGACGAAAAGCGGCGACTGCAAGATTGACGTGCGCTTGCCGATCCGTTTATGGGCGATGCCCCTCAACGTCAGTTCTTCGCAGAGCTTGTCCAACATTCTGTTGGAGCGGCACAAAATTACAGGCGGCACATCGGCCGCCTGCCTTGCGAGGTATTCCGCCAACCCGGCGCTGTCGACGCCTGACAGTTTTTCAACGGCCTCCGCTCCGTGTTCCGTGCGTTGCGCCCGCATTTCAATAACACGGTGGCTTGTATTATGCCGGATCAGACAGTTGGCGGCGTCCACAATATCGCCCTGACTGCGGTAATTACTGCGTAAGGCGTAGAGAGACAGCCTCCCCTCGTCGATAAGCTGTTGCAGATAGTCAGGTACAGCTCCGCGAAAGCCGTAAATGGATTGTGAAATATCACCTACGGCAAAAAGTTCAGAATCTTCCCTATTCCCCAGCATGGCTTCCAGCGTTCGCCATTGCAGAGGGTCAAGGTCTTGCACTTCGTCCACAAGAAAGTATTTCCAGTTGGTGAACTCGCGGATTTTCCCTAGTTTCGCCAGATCCAGCAGCCCCGATACCAGGCCGGAATACGGGACTGCGTTATGCGTCAGGCAGGCAGCTTGAAACATCGCGTAGAGTTTGCCTGTGGGCGTGTCAGGGGGGCGGCTGTCAGACAATTCCAGCCGCGCCCATTCCCTTTCCACTTCCCGCTTGGGAATCCTCCACTTCCTCTTTGCGTAGAGCCCGATGCGTTCCGCGCAATGCTGGCGCAGCATATCGGCCTCAAGCGGAGAAAACACAGTGAGGCGACCGTAGCGAAGGCCGATGTGATGCCCGTATTTTTGTAACAAGCCGAGCCCAAGCCCATGGAAGGTGGAAAGGGCAACCTTATGCGCTTCCGGCCCGATACGGGATTCCAGCCGCTTGCGCATTTCCCCGGCGGCCGCCCGCGTGAATGTGGTACAGGCGATTTCGTAGCCGGAGGCTCCATGCTCAATGAGGTGCGCGACCCTCTCCACCAGTGTGCGTGTTTTCCCACTCCCGGCTCCGGCCAGAACAAGGACACGCGGTTCTTGGGCCATGACGGCGGCACGTTGCTCCGCATTCAGGTCAAGGATACTCATTGTCCACCCCGCTGCCGTACCCGGCTGCCTGCAACGCAAGTTGCAGACGCAACCGCAAAAGGAGAACGGCCGTCTTTATTGGGCGCAGATTGAGGCGCGTCGTTTTCAGAATAGCTGCGGGAATGGTGAGGCCTCTTTCCCGCGCCAGGGCCATAAGCATGTCATACTCTGCCAGAATGTCGCTGCAAGCAACGATGCTGGACGATATGGCAGCCAAGCGATCCGCGATTATGCCCACCCCGCCGGGCAGGGCGGGCAGGCGCGGGACATCCGGCGTGGAGGCTGTCATTGTACTGCCCCGGCAGCGCAGACATTGTACTGTGTCCAACCAGCGGGGACGGCAGCCAGCTCATGGCATGTGCAGGCGATGATCTGCGTTTCGACATTCGCCCCGGCGATCTTTTCCAGCATGGGGGCGATTTCCTGCCCAAGCTCCGCGCCCTCAATGATGATGACGGGATTGGCCTTGTCCTGTCTGTTCAGGGCGTATGCCAAGGCTGCGTCAAAAATGACGCTCTGCCCGCCGGAGAGCCCGGCGCGGGGCACAAAACCGTGACCGGGAATATCCCACCCCAGATCCACGCCCCCATCATCATTCACGCTGAACACCGCACGGCCGTTGGGGAGAAACGCGGCCATCTTCTTTGCCAGAGCGTCAGCCGTGGACTGGATGGCCGCCACCTTTTTGGCCCTCAACTTGCCCAGGGCGGCCTTGGCCTCGTCGCGTTTCCTTTCCAAATCCCGCGCTGCGGCGAAGTCTTTTTCCTGCTGTTCGCGCAGCCCCGCCGCCCGCTGAAATTGACGTTCATCGGCCCGAAGCTGATCCAGCCTTGTGCGCAGGCCTTCACAGCGCTTTTCCATGATTTCAAGAGAATCCATATGTACCTCCTTGCCATGCTCCGCCTAGCCTCGCCCGGCCGCGCCCGGCCATGGCATGCCCGGTTCCAAGCCTCATACCTCGCCGCGCCACGCCACGCTGCGCCTAGCCCAGCCTAGCCGTGCCTTGTTCCTCGCCGCGCCGTGCCTTGCCATGCTCTCGCCGAACCATGCCGTGTCCTCGCTTTTGTCAGGCGTGAGCATCTTCAAGCCGCCGCAGTTCACGCCGCAGCACCATGCGCGCGGCGCACCCGTCGCAGCCTGCCCTTTGCAAAGCCGAGAGGACACGTTCAAGCGCCTGCCTTGCAGTGGGCAAGGCGGACGCAGCCGGGGAAGCATGCTGCCCGGACGATTCTTTTTTTATGTCCTCGGCCAAAACTTGGATTATCGGCGGCATCCGGGCCACATCTTCATCGGCCATGTTGCGAATATCGTTCGTGGTCAACGCCACAGCAACCTTGAGGGGCTGTGCCGCTTCACGCTCCCTGTCGGCAGCCGACTTGCGTTCCAGCCGCAATCGTTCCCGTTCCCGGGTCAGATCGTCACGGGCCTCAAGCATCTCCCGCTCCACCTTGGCTATTTCTGCCTGAACCTCCGGCAGACTACCGGCGGGAAGATGGAGGCTTGCAATGGTCTCGTTGATGCTCTTGCAGGCTTGCTCCTTCCCCCTGATTTCTTCTTCAATTCTGGCAATACGCTCCTTTGCCTTGGCAATGTCGGCATTGATGCCCCGCACATCGCCGGACGGCGGGAAGATGCGGAACAATTCATCAACCTTCTTGGCATCGGAAAGACCGAGAAAGGCGGACACATCGGCAATGGCGAGGCCCTGCTTGCTGATTTCAAGTTCAAACCCCTGCTTGGGTATGGGGTCGCCGTCGTGGCGGAAAGTTCCACGCACATTGCCGTCCTTCTGCGGCTTATAGCTGCGCTCCAGCGTTGTACCATCGTCAAGCTCCACGCCTACGGTCAGGCTGTCGCCGCCGCCCACGGCTTTGAAAATGGCGGCATTCACCTTGCCGACCACGGTTCCGATCAATTCGCCGGTCGCCAGCAGAGAAAGCGCCAAGGCCCGGGAGCTCTTGCCGCTGCCGACGCGCCCGGTGAGCAGAGTACGGGCCCCAAGGGGCTGGTCGAAATCCAGCCCCTTGAAGCCCTTGGCATAGATCCGCTTGATCATGCGCCCCTCCCTATTTAAGCATGCTGTCGATGGCACGGAGAACGGCCCCGGCGTTGCCGGGATTGACCGTTTCGTTTGTCAGGTCGAGTTGCCGCAGGGCCGCAGCGTATTCGTCGGGAAACTCCTCCATCGTGACTTGCAGATTTTTCCACTGCCCCTGCTGTTCCTGCGTCCATGCCTCTGCCGGGGCCCCATCGGGGGCGGGGCTGTCCGCAGGCGCGTCTTCGGGAACATTCACCGACTGTCCGTTATCCTCCGTCTCTGCCGTGGGCTGACTGTCGAGCGCTGCGGCATGATTCTGCGTTTCGCCGTCGCCATAAAGGCCGGGATTGTCCACGGGGTCGCGTTCCTCCTCAATGTCCGATCCCCGTACTTCTTCTGTGCCGCGGCTGATCACGATGGGGCCGGACGCTTCCGGCAGGGCTACGGGGCGGCCCTTCGCCAAGGCCTCAATGATCTGCGTTGAGGTGGCATAACGGGCCGTATCGAAACGCACCAAGCCGCCGTCGGAGGGTGCCCAGCACACAACAGGCACATCCCATGTCGCAATCGGGCGATCCTTGGTCTGCCCGGGAACGACGGCTATACCGAAGAGGTGCTTGAGCGCGTTGCGCTGCGCGAAGGTCTGGGCAAACTCAAGGGCCTTTTTCTTGCGGTTGAGCACCTGGCCCAGAAAGTTGATGACCTCATCGTGTGTGATGTTCATCCAGAGAGTGACGGCCGCATCAATGGGGTACGGTGCCCATTCATTCTCCTTGCCGGGAGCCTTGAGGGCGGCAGGCAGGAGCTTGAATGCGTCCTTGTGCTTCTTGGCCTTGCCTATCATGTCCGCCAAGGCGTATGTGCCCGTGTCAAAAATCGTGGTGCGATCCGAAACCACGGGCTGACCGTTTTCGTTGTAGCGGAAGGCCAGGGCGCGACAGTGGACTTCCATAATGGAACCGTCCGGGGCACGGCGCACATAGGGGTTTTGCTGCTCCACTCCGTCAACGATGACGGTGTTCGCATTCATCACAACGGCACCGGCGGCATGAGCCAGCATGGCATAGCCCAGGGCGGAGATGGCATAGGGGCCCATCCAGACGGGTTGCGTCAACCCCCCGTTCTTGGCAGTCAGCCGCACAGTGCGCTTCGTGGCCTTAATGGTACGGCCTTCGGCGTCCATGAGGGCAAAGGCCTCACCTTCGCCCAAGGCAACCACGCTTTTCTTGTGGAGCGCCGCCAGGTATTCGCCCAGCACCTTGCCGTCTTCCGGGCATGCCGAAGCAATGCGCCTGTATGCGGCTTCCGCTGCGTCTTTCAGAGTAATATCCTGCCCGCCGTTTCTGCTTGCCTGTTGGGTCATGTCTGTACCTCCCGTGAACGCGGCCAGCAGCCGCTTCGTTGCAAAAAGAAAGGGCGGATTTCTCCGCCCGTCTGTACCTTGCCATGCCGAACCCGGCCACGCCTTGCATTGCCATGCCAAGGTCGGCCACGCCAAGCCGCGCCTTGTTCCTTGCCATGCCGTGCCATGCCTTGCATTGCCCGGCCCAGCCGCGCCCAGCCATGCCCGGCCTTGCCTTGCCGCACCATGCCTAGCCTTGCCAAGCCACGCCGGGGCACAAGCCATGCCTGGGCAATTTCAACGGGCAGAAGGGGCAAGCGTAGCCGGGAAATCCGTACCCGGCATGACGCCGTAAAAGTCGCACCAGTCGCGGTATTCATCCACACCGGGAGCTGGATGCACTTCTTTGACTTCCAGCACGACACAGGCAAGGCCCGCTTCTGCATTGCCAGCGACAAAACAGGCCACGTCAGTTTGGGTACATGCGGGGCCGCCGTTGAAATCGCCATCTTCTGTGAGCACATAGAAACCAAGCCGTAAGGCAGCAATCTGCCGTGCGCGGCATTCAAGCAGCCCGCGCAAGCGGGCGTTTTCGCGTTCCAGCCGGGCGTTGTCCTCTGCGATGTTCTTCCAGGGATCACCTGTCAGGGGCTTGGGAAGCATGGTGTTGCTCCTGTTGCTTTACGGGCCTGCATGGTACGCCGTGCCCGCGTTCATCCTGCCTTTCGGCAGCGGCCTGTTGCTGCAAGGCTTCTGTCTGCGCCACAAGATGGTTGTATTCCACCGTCTGGACTGCGCAGATCGCGGCCATGAAAAGCGCGGAACAAGACAAGCCGAAGATCCACCTGTCCATGAGCCGCTTGAGCCGTTCGCGGCGGTCGGCGTATCTGCCGCCCCAGCCCCGCACGATGATGTAGTGATTGCCCATGTCTTGCCCCCCCTTGCCGTGCTGCGACACAATGAAAAGGCCCCGGGCCTGGGCCTTTTGCCTATACTGCGACACCTCGCAAGGTGTCGTTGAAACCGCTGACAAAGGCCAAGTATGAGACCTTGCCGTACACCCGCAGAATTTCCGTTGCCCGCTCGTTCGCGTCTTCTGCCGAGCGGAAGCCCGCGGCGGTCAATTCTGCCCACTGCCGCCCCTCCGTGCGGCGCTCAATCAAGCCCTGCGCTGTCATCTTTGCCCATCCCAGCTTTCAATGTTCATGCTCCGCCCCCGGAGGCAGGGGGTTGCTTTGCCCATGCTCTCCCCCTGAAACAAGCAGGGGGGCAGGCCAACCCCGCCCCCAAGAGCAACCATTCGCTATTCCTGCATGGTGTTGTGTTTGATTGGTTGCGCTTCCAGATGCCGTGGACGACGAACACGCGCTTCCGTGGTTCTCCTTTTTCGGCATAGGCCATGCCGCGTCGCCCACGGCTCTGAAATCACAACAATGGCCGCTTCATCGAAACAGGGCCGCTCCCGAAAAACGGCCCTGCGACCGTCACAAATGACGGTTGTACTTCACTCGTGAATTATTGCCCTTCAGAACGATAGGGCTGCTTTCAAAAAAGCCGCCGTCGCGGTCGAAGTGTTCCGTCCAGGCTGAGCCGCCATATTGCTTGAGCAGCTTCTTGGCGGTTGATATTGAGCATCCTGATATGTCGGTGAACCCTGCAACCATGTCTCTATATTCGTCTGGTATGTTGTCAGGGTAGATGACGTCGCCGCTCTTGAGCTCAACGCCACAACCACATTCGAGCATGACGGATTCTGGCACTCCTTCAGGAAAACGATAGTGATGGATTCGCATGGTGTACGCTGCCTCCAAAAGAAAAGGCCCCCGGTTTCCCAGGGGCCTTGAAAGGTGGTGGCTGATGGCGTCAGCCGCGCTTGCGGGTCAGGTAGAATCCATAAATGGACAGCCCGGCACCCACCAGAAGAAACATAATCCATGCCGTGCTCATTCCTCATCCTCCCGCGTTAAAACGATGCTGACAACAAGGAGGCAAACCGCGCCCCAAAATCCTGTCATTTCATTACGGAACAGCCCGACCGCCATGCCCGCGACGCCCAGTTTTTCAAGGGCGTCAGCCACACGCTTGAGGCGATTCTTGTACTTCATGCCCAAACCCTACCAGCAGGGGCGTTAAAGTTCAAGGCTCCAGTCCGGCGCTCCGCACGTCGTCTATCTTCACCCCGGCCCTCGGCGGCCTTCCCCGTGTTGGTGAAGATAGATTGCCAAATTATTTGGCAAGAGTCAAGTCTTATGCCGAATTTTTTTTCAATCCTGCTCTACATTATTCCATATCATAAATAGCTCTTGGGCAGGATTTTTGCCCAAGGCTTGGCACATGGCGCAAAAATCCCCAAGCCGCAACCGCAACGGTTTCCCCCCTGCCGTCTTCACTGACCATAGGCTGTTTATTTTGCTCCGTGGGTTGGATATGTCCGGGAACGCCTTGTGTCCGAACTCTGTTTCGCTCATCCCGGATGCCTGCCTCGCCTCAAGCAAAACCTTGAGGGCTTCACGCTCTACATCAAAAATATGCTGCTCCTTCATGGGCGTGGCTCCTTTTCCCTCCCATGATAGCAGGGAAAATTCCTCATGCCCATTTATTTGGCATTTTTCTTGACATGAAGAATAATTTGGCATTAGGTTCCTGTCAACGGCAACCCACGTTGCCCGCTCTCTGACAACCAGCCCCGACGAACCCGCCGCCCGCGTCCAGCCAGGTAGCTCCTGCCGTCCGCGAGCGGAACAGGGGGAGGGATGCCGCATGGGATGCGGTCGCGCTTGTGACGCCGTTTCCGAGCTGGGCGCGAAACCTTGTTCAAAAGAAAAGGCCCCCGGTTTCCCAGGGGCCTTGAAAGACGTTCGTTGTTGGATTTGCTACCGTTCGCCGCGGAGAGCCTTGCGGCCAACATAGAGGGCTATGCAGGTGGCGGCTATGACGATAACGCCCAATGCGATCCAAGCGCTCATAACTTCCTCCAAATGTTGTCCAGCAAATGGCTTGCCACAATCGCTATGATCCCGACGGCAAAACCGGCAAGCTCCTTGCCTTGTCCTTGGAATATCCCCACGGCAAGACTGGCAACGCTGATTTTCTCAAGCCAGTCAGCCGTCCGCCGCACGAATTGTTTTTTGTCCATATCCACGTCTCACAGATAGCCGTTTTCACGGTTCGCGTCAATTTTCCTGCTCCATTCCGGGCTTTTTACTGCTGTCAGCAAAAAAATCGTCAGAAACAGAAAACGACTGTGATCCTTGGCCGCCCGCCGTTGCTCACGGCATTGCATGGGGGGCTGTCATCCCCTTTTTCGGGTGGGTCATGGCCCTCGCTTCAAAACGGTCAATCCCGTCTCACTCCACCCCCGGCCCGCGCCCTTCAACCGACGCCCTTTCCCCAACGCTCGTTGCATTCAGGGGGCGCGGCGTTTGCTCGCATTTCGCCATCACATGACGTTTTGAGCCTTGCCGTTCTCCCCATCGGCAAGGTCAGACTAGCACTTCTTGTTCTCGCGTCAAGAACTTTTTGTTCTAAATTAAAAAAAATATGTTCTCAATTATTTTTCAGCTAGTTACATTTTTTTATGAACTTCTTTCGATGAGAACCAAAATTTTTCTCAAGGAACAAAAAAGCCCCCTGTCGGAGGGGGCTTACCAAAAAAGGAGAACTTCTAGTATCAAAAATCTCGTGCCATCCAAACGACGCGCCCATGAATCACAACACTATTGCTTTCATCCTTGTTGGATACAAAAATCGGCGTGTGTCGAGGATTATCACTAATAAATTCCAATCCATCAGGCTTTTGGCTTATTCGTTTTACCATAAGCTGATTATTAACAAGCACAAGGAACATAACACCCTCTATCGGCGTAACTTGTGATTCATCTACAAGAATCATGTCATCATTTTTCAGCGTAGTTTCCATGCTGTCACCTGTTACCTTAAACAGGGACATCCTTTCAGGATTGCCATGCCTTAACAACCATTCTTGGCGAAAAGCAAACCAGTTGATTATATCCGCTTCTGTTTCCTCGCCGCCTTGACCACACTTTGGATGCGCCGAGCGGAGTGGCACATATAAAAAATCATCTGCCCTTGGGGCCAAATTATTATATGATGCAGCCTTTGCATAAAGCAAATCCGTAGTTGTTCCCAAGTGCCTAGCAATGTTTGAAATCGCCTTTTGGCTGATCTGCTTGACGCCACCTTGGAGGGTATAGTCAATCATTCTGGGGCCGGACAAGCCCGCCATTTGGGCCAATTCCTGCTTGGAGTAGCCCTCATCAAGCAGGGTCGCCAGAATCCGCGCATGTAGGCTCTGCTTCTCCTGCACGGGAGACCTCCTCTCAATTTTTTCTAAAATTAGAACAAGCGGTTCTAAAAAGGCAAAATGTTCTGAATACGAATTTCTTGCTTGTTTTCGAGAACTTTTTGTTCTATGTTTCTCCACATGAGAACATCACTCGTTTTGAAAGACATCCTGGGCACCTCGGAACGCTTTGCCGGTTACGTCCTGCAAGGGAAGCGAAAGCCTGGGCCGAGGGCTGCCAAGCGGCTTGCTGACGCGCTGGGCATCCCCCTTGAGCAGATCCTTCTGCCGGATGAATGGGGGATCGATCTGCCCACGCTTATCAAAAAGCGGCTCATAGCCAAGCCCACCACATCGGCAGAATCCGGCGGCGCAACGGGCACAAGTTGAAACCGAAGGAAATGCCATGGTCGAGGAAAGTTGCTGCACTTTTGTCTTCTGCCTCGAATGGGCGGTTTCTGTCCGGCTCGCCTTGAAGATTGATACTTGGTGACGAAACCGCAGACGGTAAGGGGAGACTGGCGGCTAATCCTTTCAGGCACCGGCGTAAGGCATCTTCCGGCGCCGGGTATTTCTCCCGGCTGTATGTGCGCCACATGATGCCGTCCGGCCAAATAACCGCCACGCGCCAAACTGCGCCCCTAGGCGCTATGCGGAGCAAAACGGGCATTGTTTCAGGGAGATTGTTCATGGGGCCATTCTTCCACGGCTCCATGCGGGGGGTAAGGATGCAGAAGCACGATTTTTTTAATGCCATTCCGCTATCGGAAGTGTGCTCCCAGATGGTGGATGAAAGCGGAAGGCCGCTCAAAGCCATCGCAGCCGATGTGGGCAAAGGCTATTCCACGCTTTACCGCGAACTGGATGCCAACGATGAAGGCGGCAAGCTGGGCGTCGATACCCTCTTGCCGCTGATCCGGGCCTGCCTCGGCCCGGGCGGATACAAATCGCCTCCCGCGCCTGTCCTGTGGCTCAATTCCAAGACAGGCTACAAGGCTGTTCCGCTTGATTCCGTGCCTGATCGTGAGGATGTGCGCGATGAGGTCTTGGATGACCTCAAACGCTGCAATGAATTTTGGCAGGCCGCACGGGATATGCGCTTGCCGCCTGAACGAGTCCTGCCTTTGTGCAGGGCCGCCCAAGAAGAACTTGAACAAACAATGGAGCAATACCGCAGACAGTGGCAACGCGAGGGAGTTCGGCCATGAATCTGAAGACACGAGAAAAATACATCGCTCAAAGCAGAATGCTCCAACATCTTCGTGAAGGGCACAGGGGACGCCTGCCCCAAAACAAGAGCATCATTGATGTCATTCTTGAGGGCTGGGCTGCCGCGCTCAAAATCGACATGGATCTGGCAACGCGGGAACTCCAGTGTGAGAATACCCGTCTCCTCCATCGGCTTGAGGACGCCACGGCGGCTTTTGCCAAGGAACGCGAAGCCCTGAACGCTGACCTTTCCGCTGCCAAGGCGCAGCTTGAACAGGCAAAGGCAGAAAAGGCCAAGCTGGCAGCATCGGCCATATTGCTGCATTCATGCCCGCGCATGAATGTCAGGGCCGTCTCTTTGCCGTGCGGTGACAGGCCGGAATGTTGGGCGGGGTCTCCCTGCGACCGCATTCCCGAGGGGAAAGAGCCCAAGGCGCGGCCTACCGGCATGGGCATCGACGCCCTGTTCCATGGGCCACAAGCAGAGCCTTGGGGTCTCGGCCGCAGCTTGCCGACAGGGGATGCGTGATGCTTGAACAAGCGTACCTTCCCGGCTGCCTCGATGCCTGCTGCGGCGGGCGCATGATGTGGTTCGACAAACACGATCCACGGGCGCTGTTTGTGGACAAGAGGGTGGAGCAATACCACCTTTGCGACGGACGTTTTTTCGAGGTTCGGCCGGATACTGTTGCCGACTTTCGCCACCTTCCTTTTGCCGATGCTGCATTTGCCCTTGTCCTTTTCGACCCTCCCCATCTGCTGCGCTGCGGGCCGCAATCGTGGCAGGCAAAAAAATACGGCAAGCTCGACCGCAGCCATTGGCGCGACGATTTGGCCGCGGGATGGGCTGAATGCTGGCGTGTATTGCGTCCCCTTGGGACACTGATTTTCAAATGGAGCGAAACGCAGATCCCTTTAGGGGAGGTGCTGACTTGCTTCCCGGTGAAGCCCCTTTTCGGCCACACCACAACAGCAAATCTACGCACCCATTGGATGTGCTTTTTGAAGCAGGGTAATACGGAATGAAGCCGCTGCGCTACCTCTCCCTCTGCTCCGGCATTGAGGCCGCGAGCGTGGCTTGGCGACCGCTGGGCTGGGAGCCTGTGGCTTTCGCGGAAATAGAGCCGTTCCCCTGCGCCGTGCTGGCGCATCATTATCCCGATGTGCCCAATCTGGGCGACATCACACAAGTAGCCGACTGGAGGCCGTATCGTGGAACAGTTGACCTTGTTGTCGCTGGTACCCCCTGCCAGGACTTCAGCATCGCAGGAAAGCGCGCCGGACTTGCCGGAGAACGCTCTGGACTGGCCATGGTCGTTACGCAGATGCTTTCTGTTGTTCGCCCGGAGTGGTTTGTCTGGGAGAATGTGCCCGGAGTTTTTTCAACTGCGGGGGGGAGGGACTTCGGGACATTCATCGGAACGCTGGACGACATCGGGTATTCTGTCGCGTGGCGAGTGCTTGACGCTCAATACTTCGGAGTGCCCCAGCGACGCCGCAGAGTGTTCGTTGTCGGACATCTTGGAGACTTCCGACCTGCCGCAGCGGTTCTATTTGAGCCCTCAAGCCTGCGCGGGGATACTCCGGCGCGCGGAGAAACGCGGACGCACGTTACCCAGGCCCTTACAGGACGCCTTGGAGGCGGCGGCCCGGACGATAACAAAGCCCAGGGCGGATTCTACATCCCCGACATAGTTGAACAGGCCATGTCCTGCAAATGGAGCAAGGGTACGTCGGGCCCGGCGGGCGACGAGCACCACAACCTCGTCTGCGCCCCCCTCACAGCCCGGCCTTATGCCGACAATGAGGCGCAGGACAGCAGGCTGGTTGTATCGCAGTATGGGGACAAGGCCAACGCCCTGACCGCCGAGGGGGCGGACGCTTCCCCCTGCGCCGACCGGGGGCCGACCATCCTTGCCTTTCCCGGGGCTCAAGACCCGGACATCTCCGGCGACGTAACGCACCCGCTCGGCCGTAATCAGGGGCAGGAGGTGTGCGTCATGCAGGGCCGCCGGCGCGGCGATGACGGGCGCGGTTACGACCGCCCGCCGCACGTCGCCGACCTGCCGCAGGTGTCGCGGCAAAAGCCGGACGTGATTGCCGGGCCCACTGCCGTCCGCCGCCTTACGCCGCTGGAATGCGAGCGTCTTCAGGGATTCCCCGACCATTACACCAACATTGAATTTCGCGGCAAACCCGCCGCCGACGGCCCGCGTTACAGGGCGCTGGGCAATTCCATGGCCGTGCCCGTCATGCGCTGGATTGGAGAGAGGATCGCTCGATTGGAGAACGGGGCATGATGGCACTGACTGTCTTGCGAGATTATCTGCACGTCAAATTTTATGCCATGCCTGACGGAACAGTGCAATTTGAGTGTCCCATAGCCATGACGCAAGAGGATGTGGCGAAAATCGCGGCAGTAGTCAAAGCACGGGAACAAGAGATGTGGGCGTATTTGCAGAGAGAAAAAAAAGCCCCGATGGGCGTCGGGGCTGAAAACATGTGCCGAAGCACAACAAGGTAGGAAAGACTATGCACAGATTTTCTTTAACTGTCAAGGCGTCGGAGGGGTGATCATGGCGAAATACCGCAAGATTTCACCCAAAATATGGAACGATGCAAAATTCCGAAGCCTGTCGGACAATGCAAAGTTAGTTTTTTTTATGTTGCTAACGCATCCACAAACTTCTTCCATCGGTACCTTGCGGGCCTTTCCACAGGGTTTAGCCCCAGAGATGGGATGGTCAGAGAAAGGGTTTCGGGAACCGTTCCAAGAAGTGCTCCAAAAAGGCATGGCAATCTGCTCCGAGAGGGACGGTTTGATCTGGATGCCTAACTTCACGCGGCACAACCCCCCCGACAATCCGAATGTCCTCAAATCTTGGGCCGGGGCTTTGGATGATTGTCCCGAATGTCCGCTAAAAGCCAAAGTATTTCAGCATGTAAAAGTTTTGGCTGAACGGTTGGGCAAAGGGTTTGCCAAAGGGTTTGCGGAAGCGTTCAGCGAAATGCTGTCAAACGGTATGCCAAATCAGGAACAGGAACAGGAACAGGATATAAGAGAAAACTCACTACGTTCGTTTTCTTGCGCGGAGCCCTCTTGCGAGGTCTCCACGCCGAAGCCAAGGGAGCCCATGGATACCTCCACCGTTTCTGACGAGATTACCATGGCGCATTCCTCCGCTGCGGCCCTCCCGGCCATCCTCGCCCCGGTAATCACTCTGCCGCTGAACTCCGGGGACGAGCACCCCGTCACACAAGGCGAAATCGACCAGTGGCAAGACCTTTATCCGGCCGTGGACGTGTCCCAAGCCCTGCGGAATATGCGCGGCTGGCTGCTGGCAAATAAGACAAGACGCAAAACAAAGGCCGGTATAGGCCGCTTTATTCAGGGGTGGCTTGCCAAGGAGCAGGACAGGGGCGGAACCGCCCGCGCCGCGCCGCAACGTGCCACCCCGGCGCGACCGGGAGATTTTGACCCCGAACGGCAGGCCATGATTTTTCGTGACGTTTTGGCACACATGGAGGCTGATGATGCAGCAACAGCACGACAGACAGCGCAAGCTGGCGGCCCTGTTCGCCCTGGCACTGAATTACGGCAAGGAGTTTCCCCGGCCCCTGGCGCAACTCTGGATGCGCCTGCTCGACACATATAGTGCTGAACAGGTGGAAGACGGCGTGGCCCGCGTGGTCAGCGAGTACGAGTACAAAACCCTGCCGCCATTTGCCGTACTCAAGAAGGCCATGGATAAAGCTGCTGGCACAGTGCCGCCGGAAACCGCATTGGACATGCTGGCCGAATCAGAATGGAACGCTTTGCTTGATGCCGTCGGCAGCCGTGGCCGCTACAATCCGCCGACGTTCCACCCTACGACGGCCTATGTGCTGCGCGGCATGGGGGGGTGGGATGCCGCCTGCACCTGGCCTGCGGACAAGCTGGATTGGCGGCACAAGTCTTTCATCGACGCGTGGAAGCTCGCCCACGGCAACACGGAAGTAATGGCGTTGGGGGCAAAGGGGTTGGAAACCATGATTTCACAGGCGGAAGATTTCACATCCGCTGGAGTTCTTGTGAACCGTGTGCTGGGTATCGCCGCCAATGCTGGCCGGGAGGCACAGGTATGAAAGGCCACGTCTGCCCATACTGCGGCACGTCATACCGCCATGCGTCTATGGCTGCGCGCTGCCTCAAAACACTGGCCTGCCGTGTCTTCAATGCGCCCGGCAGCACTCGGCGCTTTGAATGGGAAATCCAAGCCGGTACGGTGACTATGTGCCTGTTTTTGGCCCGTCCGCTGGAAGACCATGAAACCGGACGGCTGCATGACCTTGCCGTTGAAATCATCCATACCTCCGGCCTGATATGTGACCACCTGCGGCACACCCTGCCCGTGGGGGAAGTCATTGCCCAGATTCAGGGCAAGAAGATTCTGAACGCATGCGAACAGGCGTGGCACATGGGCAAGGCGGCCATGATCGTTCACGTTTTGGAGGTCGTCTGCAACCTTGAGGGTGATGTGCTGCACTACATGCAGCCACGTTGGCGCAACGGCGAGGATGCCGAAGGGCAAAGGCTGTGGATGGATCTCGACGGCAATCTGGACGCCCTCTACGACGAACTGAATCCTGACGGTGTTGAATGCGAGGAAAGCTGGCGAACTCCCGAAGTCTATGAACGGCTCCGGCTGGCAATCTGGGGGCCGGAGAAGCAGGCGCGCACACCGTCCCTGTACCTCGCCAATGAAAAAATCTGGGTTGTCGCCAACGGTCGCCCGGAGGCTCGGCGCTGTCTGCTGCGCGAGTTGGGCCTTTCACGACCCACTTTACAGGGCATAGCGCCAGGCGAAGTCATGGAAGATGGGCGCACGGCTGCGAGCATGATAGCTCTCGCCGGGGCGCATGTCCCCGCCATCTTGGGCACAGTGTCGGTGTAGCAGAGGAGTGCTTATGCGGAATTTCAACTCCAACACGGCCAACAACCAGGAATGGCTTACCCCGCCGGACATCCTGCGGGCGCTTGGCCCCTTTGACCTCGACCCCTGCGCCCCGGTCAACAGGCCGTGGGACATGGCGGCCAGGCACTACACCGTCCTCGATGACGGGCTTTCCAAGCCGTGGCAAGGGCGTGTCTGGCTGAATCCGCCTTACGGGAAGAAGGTCTTTGCGTGGCTGGAACGCCTTGCGGAGCATCGCAGCGGCCTGGCCCTGATCTTCGCGCGCACGGAAACACGAGGTTTCCATCAGACCATCTGGCGGCAGGCGCACTCCGTGTTCTTCTTCCTCGGCCGGTTGCGTTTCTTTCACGTCTCTGGAACGCAGGGCGGCACGGCCAATGCGCCGTCATGCCTGGTCATCTACGGCGATGACGACACCGCGAGCATTGCCGCAGCGCTGCATGCAGGACACATCAACGGCAGGCTGGTGCGGCTATGATTCAAGAACACATGTCTGCCGCAGAATATCGGCGCATTATGGACTATGACAGGCAGAAAGCCGCATCTCGAGCCGCACAGTCTGCCCTCCCGAAGGGAAAAGCCCGCCTTCCGCAGAAAGGCCGCACCTACCAGACTGAAGGCATGAACAAGCTGGAATCGGATTATGCCGCTGTTCTGGAAGCCCGCCGCCGTTGCGGGGAGATTGTAGCTTGGGCCTATGAGGTCATTACTCTGCATCTCGCAGATAACACCTCGTATAAACCTGATTTTTTTATCGTTATGGCAGACGGCACAATCGAAATTCACGAGACAAAGGGCTACTGGCATGAGGATGCCCGGGTTAAAACAAAAATTGCAGCCAAACAATTCCCATGGTTCATTTTTCGAGCTGTGCAGCATATCAATCATAAATGGAAATATGAGGTGTTCGGGAGTGAGAAATATGCAAAATAGTGACAGTGTTGCACAGAGACAAAAAAAGCTCATGCAAAAATTTGAAACATGGATAGCCATGGCCCGTGCAAAACATGCCTGGTCTGCCGAGGTGAAGAACTCTGCCCAAGTGCTTGCCGCGCTGGATGAAGAAATTGATGAATTTCGTCGGGCCGTCAGGCTGGGCCATCCAGTCGAGCATCAGGTATCCGAACTCTTGGATGCCTTTGTTATCATCCTTCGCGCCCTCTGCGGTGAGCACCTGACAGGCGTGGAAGCGGAAGAATGGTTGCGGGCCGTCTTTTCCGTGGAGCCTACGCCGATTGGAGTCACAAGCCCATGGGATGAACACAAAGGAGGGGCTATATGCAACTCATAACAGACGAACAATTCAAGCTGTTCAAAGATGAGGTTGAACGCTGGCTGACACAATTTGGCCTTCTTGAGTGGAGTGTTACAGTCAACCGTGATGTTATATGTGCCGGCTCAAAAGCATGGACACAGGCAAACATAACAGGTCGTTCAGTAGATATTTTTATAAATGAAGATGCTGAATGCCATAAGGATGATAATGATATACGAAAATCAGCATTCCATGAAGTCCTTGAACTTCTGTTATGGGATTATGAAGACATCTGCATAAATAGTGGAACACGATTCGCCACAGACAAAGTGCGCTGTGAAGCCATAGAGTCCGCACGACATGCTGTATTGCGGCGCATTGAAAACGGTATTTTTTCCAACATCGGCGCATGGGAATAACGATGAAGAACAGTCAGTGTGGGCGCGATGCCGAAGAACAGCGCATTGGCGAGGGTGCCACCTTTGAACGAACACGCCGCATCACAGGATACTTGGTCGGCACGTTGGACAGATTCAACAACGCGAAACGCTCCGAGGAAAGAGACCGCGTGAAGCACGGGTTGCTTGGTTCGGAAAATGAAGGAGGGGAAAAACCGTGAAACAGCCTTATGAAGTCCGTATCCCGCTGCGGGATACTCTTCTTTCAACCATCAATGCCGCTGGTGCAGGCATTCAGGTTGCTATACAGGCCGCAGGATGCAAGCATGCTCTGCGTTCCTATGGGCCTCGCTATGAGACAGACGCCTCGGGCCGCCCCGTGGCATTGCTGTATCGCGTGGATGAAACAGGTTATGATACCGCCTCCGTCTTCAACAAGCCTGCTCATCCGATTAAATCATAAGGGGAATGAAATGCCGGAAATGCTGATAAGCTACACGCCGCGAGTTCTACGCACGATGGACGAAATCTGCCGGAAAATGGGCGTCGGGCCATCCACCGTCAAAAAATGGATGAAGGATGGGGCCCCCATTGCCTTTGAATTGGGAGCTCACAGCAAACGGGGACGCTACTCCGCAGAGTTGGGAGCCCTGCAACAGTGGCGCGTCAACCATTCAAGGCCCGTGTGATGAGTGAGGCGAGAAACTTGTGCGGCGTGACGCCCTCGGCCTCGGCCATGGCCTTGATCTTCTCCCCCAGAGGCTCGGGCAGTTGGATGTTGAATTTCATGTGCGGGGTGCGGCCCCGCAGTGTGCCCTTGGGGCGGCCTGCGTTGGGGCGGTAGCCTCCCCGGCTGCCCTTGGGCGCGTTTTCCGTTTTTTCGTCTGCCATGTCGGGCCTTCTATGCGATGACTTCCGGGCCAAACTGGGAAAGAATATTCGTCCGCAGGCTGTCCCATTGTAAAGCTATTTCCATCTCAATGCGGGCCTGTTTGGCCTTGTAGTCACGGATTCCGGGCGGGAAGCCTACCACATATTTCTGTGGGTCTATGCTATCCAGCCAGGCCTTGACGGCGACCGCGTCGGCCTCGACTACGGCTGCATGAAAGATGTTTTCTTCCTGATTCCAGGCTGTATGATACTCAACGGCGATGACGCGGCGGCCGCTTTTCAGATCCACCACTCGGGCCTCAAACCAGCGCGTGGACTTTTCCTTGGCTGTGGTAAAGAGGGCGGCAAGCTCGCCCTCGCATTGCAACGGCCTGTCGCCCCTGCGTTTGAAAATAAAGGTCGCCATGCTCCATCCTTCATCCCGTTTGCCGGGTTCCTATTGCAGGCGGGGGCATCCCCTCCTTGCGGTGTTGAGTATGCGGCATTTATGATTATTCATCAAGATAAAAAATCATGCGGGGGGGGGCATCCCCCCCCCCCCCCCCGCGCAGTTGTCGGCAGACTTTATGCAATGACGATCTGCTTGCCGAGAATGTAGTCCGCAGCCTTCTTCGCCTGCCCGGCGGCAGTTACGGCCAGCTTCTTGTCCCCCTTGAGGGTCTTGATCCAGCCTTGCAGATAGGCGGCGCTGTTTTCCAGCGTGGCCGTTGCAATACGACAATGGGCACACAAGAAAGCCGCCGTCATCTCGGCCACCAGTTCCTCCTTGCTGTATGTGGGGTCGCCGAAGTAGTGTGCTTCGGTGACGCCGGGGCGGCACAGGCGGCTTTCATGCCCGGTAGCGTGCCCCAACTCGTGAAACAGGGTGGAATAGAACTCTTCCCGCTTCTGATAGCGATTGATCTCCGGCACGCGCACCGTATCCGCCAAAGGCGAATAATAGGCGCGCCCGCCGCCGAACTCCACCACGGGGCGGTTCGGCATGGCAAGCTGCACGGCTTCTGCTTCTTCAATGGGCTTCTGGTGGTAGGTCTGCACCTTTGGCACATCCGGTGTTTCGATGTCTTCGCACTGCTCGGCATTGAATACCGTATAGTAGCGCAGAACAGGCAGAACGCGCTTGCCGTCTTCGGTCTGGGCATCTTCCTTTTCGTACATCTTCCAGAAAATTACGGGCATTCCCTTTTCGCCCTTGCGAACGTGTCCGCCCCTCTCCTGGGCCTGCTTGTAGGTCAGCCAATAAGGGTTTTCGTAGGGGCAAGCGTTCAGTAAGAAATGATTGATGCCCGAATACTCCTTACCGCTTACAAGATTGCAAGGGGGCAAGAATGTTTCAGCATCGTTCCAAGGCTTGCGCCAAGGGGCAACGCCCTTTTCAAGTAATTCAACAATCCGATCCGTCACAATCTGATAAACGTCTGCGCTCATCCGAAAACTCCTTGCCTTGTCCGGCTCTCGGCGGCCGGTCAGCCCTCGGGGCCCTTCCCCCTCTCGTTGAAAACAAAATAAGTCTGTATTGATTAAAAGTCAAGATAAAAAATCAAAAAAGACAAATTTTTGGGGGGGGACGAACCTGCCCCCCCACGATTACGCTCTTGCTAGTCAATAGCGGCCCTAATGGCGGCACTTTCTTTGTGCTGGTCGGCAAAATCCCGCAAGGCCCAATAGGCATCCGCATACTTCTGCGAACGTCCGGCCATGTCGCAAAGCGCAAAAAGCGTTATAATGTCAAGACAATAAATCAAACATCACAGAAAATTGCCCCCATTGCTGAAAACCTGTCAACCCCTCTCCAAGCGTCTCTAATCGTCCCTGACCGTCTATCAGGCATTCTCCCTTTTTCCCCGTGGTAGACTTCCGCCAAACGGCCGGAGGTATGCCATGATGTCTTTCCCCGAAGATTTCCGCGTTGCAAATGCCTTTACGCAAAAGTGGGAGCGTGGGTACGTCAACCATCCCAACGATCCGGGCGGCGCGACCTATAACGGCGTCTCCCTGCGCTTCCTCAAGCAGACCGGCATCGACATCAACGGAGACGGGCACATTGACATTCAGGACATCCTGACCCTCTACCGTAACAAGGATCAGGCCCGCGTCGACCAAATCTTTTTCCGCGCTTTCTGGCGTGACCCCATGCTGGAACGCTATATCTCCCTGCCCATTCAGTGTGTCGTCTACGATACCAATGTGAACACGGGACGCACACGCTCTGTCCGCTGCCTCCAAGAGGGCGTGAATGCCTTGGCTGGAAAGGCGCTTCTTGCCATTGACGGGGCATGTGGCCCCCTGACGCTGCAAGCTGTCCGTGACCATATCAACGCCGGGAAGGGGCTTGCCTTGGCCGAAGCCGCCATTGAAGCCCGCCTCGCCTTCCATAACTTGCTTGTCGCCAAGTCTCCCTATCCCGATGGACGTGATTACCGCCCGTTCGCCCAGGGATGGCGGAACCGTTGCGAAGACCTCCGCAAGTATGTCCGGGGGCTCAAGTAATGGGCCGCGTGTGGCTGGCATTTGGCGGGAGCGTCCTCGTGCTGCTGTGCCTCATCGGTGTAGTGGCCCGGCATAGCTGGAAACTGGAGACGCGGTTGGAAGAACGTCTCAAGGTTGCGCTTTCCCAAATCGTCCTTTTGCACAAGGCGCAAGATTTGACGGACACCACAGAGGCCAATGCCCTGGCAGCAAGAAAGGTGCAAGATGCGGAAAATCAGAAGCGTTCAGCGCGGACGGAATGCGTCCTACGCGACAATGGTGTGTGGAGTGGCGTTGTGCTGCCTGATGACGTTATCCGGTTGCTCCGGCAGGGCTCAAATAGCAACGGAACCTGTACGATTCCTCCCCCCGGTGATGCTTCTCGATGACTGTCCGTTGCCCCCCCGCGACGGAGCCCAAACAGTCGGCGATCTGGTTCGGATCGTGATTGCCGATGAAGCCGCCATCAAAGCCCACAACGTCAACATGAAGGCCTTGCGCGAGTACAGGGCCAATATGCTGCAACTGGAGGGCGACAATGGAAAGGACAACTGACATGAACATGATTCCTTCGGATGGAAGCGACGGCGCACAGCAGTATATTTCGGCAATCATTGGGGCTTGGCCCATTTTCGTCTTCTCCGGGGGCGCAGCTTTTTTCTTCGGGCTGCGTCGCATCAAGAGCGGCTTTAAGCAACGGACGTTCCTGCAAATCTTCGGGAACCTCATATTGCAGACTATCACATGCGGCTGCATCGGCGGCGGCGCTGCCATGCTGGCACCCGTGTTTATCAGCACGATCACGCCCGAGATTCAGCTTGGCATAGCCCTCTTTTTTGGCGTGTTCGGTACGGGAGCTGTGGCTACGTTCATGCGGGCCAAGTTCGGTCTCAAGATCGTCGACCTTATGGATGCCGACGACATGAACGCCATCCGCGACGCCATGCCGGAAAGGGAAAAGGGCGAGATAGACAAGCCGGAGAATGAATAGCTGTTCTTTCGAGAGTTGCGCGGCGGCAGGCCCCCCGGCCGCCTATCGGCCCCTATGCCGGGCGTAAAGGATAAACGGGCGCGGTTTTTCAAGGGCTGCATATCGACGACGGGTAGCAGCCGCCTCTCGCGGGGAAGCGGTCGGCAGAGCATCCGCAGGGGCAACCGCTCCATGGCCCGATATATCGCGCAACGTAGGCAATTAGTTTTTTCGGGGGGCTCGTATGCGCATTGAAAACCAGCAGTATTGCCCGGAATCCTGCCTGCATCTGGAAAAGGGCATTTGCCGCCTCTCCTGTGCCGACACTTCAAAGCCTCCATGTCCCCTTGAAAAAATGGTCATACGCGAGGCCATTATTGCCCTTGGCGGAGAGCCGAAGTCCGACACCGCGACCAAGCATAAGAAGCTGCAACCGAAGCGATAAGCGGAGAAGTGCTTGAAGCGGCAGGCCGGAACATCTGGAAACCCGCGCGTGAAGCCGTTGCAAACGCGCTGTTTCATATCGGCAGAGGCAGTTTTTTGAAACAACCTCATGGAAAGGAGCGACGCTATGCCTCCCATGAACCCCAACTCCATCCGCTCCCGCATCAACGCGGCCACCGGTGCAGGACGGCGCACTGCACGGATCAGTTCGCCCGTCGGCAACCAGGCCAGGGCCATGCGTTCCGCCAGCGTGTTCATGTCCCAGCGCCCCACGGCGCGGATGCGAACAGTGGCCCGCCGCCGTTCTCTGGGCGGGGCCGGGGGCTAACCATTGGCTGGCCTCCCGCTTTTTCGTTCCGTCGAAACAGCGGCGGCCATAACTGACAGTGTGCTTGTAGCTTTTTCAGGCGGCAAGGATTCTGTCGTCACCCTCGACGTGTGCATGCGTCACTTTGCGCACGTCGAGGGCTTTTTCATGTTCCAAGTGCGGGGCCTTTCTTTTCAAGAATCCATCCTGCGGTACTACGAGGACAAATACGGCATTCCGATCCACCGCATACCGCATTTCGAGCTTTCGCAATGGCTGCGCTATGGATTGTTCCGGCCTTATGACTTTGACTGCCCCATTGTGAGCGTCAAGGAGACTTACGACTATATGCGCGACAATACGGGCATCTGGTGGATTGCGGCGGGCGAACGCATAACTGACAGCGTATGGCGCAGGGCCATGATCAAACACTCCGGCACCATTGACGAAAAAAGAGGTCGTTTTTTCCCCATCGCTGAATGGCGCAAAGATGACGTACGGGCCTACATCCGGCAGCGACGCCTCAAGGTAGGCGTGGAATCAAGCAAATTGGGTTTTTCTTTCCGTTCCCTTATGGGCCACGACCTGATGCAGATTCAAAAATACTTCCCCGCTGATTATGCGAAGATCCGGCGGTGGTTTCCTCTGGTGGATGCTTCCATCATTCACCAGCAGATGAAGGACGCAAGAGATGTCCCAGCAAAGTAAATTTCAGCATTTTGAGATGGACACTGTGCGGCGCGACCATATCCGGGGCGCTGAATACAACCCGCGTGTTATATCCGATGACGCCAAGAAACGCCTACGCAAGATGATTGCCAAGCATGGCCTCGTACAGCCCCTTGTGTGGAACAAACGCACTGGCAACCTTGTTGCTGGGCACCAGCGCCTCGCTGCCCTTGACGTGCTCGAACGCTCCCAGAGCTACGATCTGCAAGTTGCCGTCATTGACGTGAGCGAACGCGAGGAGCGCGTTCTGAATGTGCAGCTCAACAATCCATCAATGCAGGGCGAATGGGATTTGGACAAACTCGCGGCCCTGACTGAAGAGGCCAGCATTGCGCCCGAAGAATTTGGCTTCTCCGACGGTGACATCGCGGTCATGTTTGGCGACAACGGCCCGCTTGACGACCTGATGAACGATGCCCAGGGCGTCACAGACGCAAAGAGTACACTGAAAGAAATCAAGCAGCACCGAGCCGAAAGTATGGCGAAGATGCAAGAGGCGCAGAGGGCAGATTTTTACTTCACTGTTGTATGCGAAACGGAAGAGCAAAAAAAGGCCATTCTCAAAGCCCTTGGGACTCCCGAATGGGAGAGCTTTGTGAATGGCCGTGTCCTAGCAGGCAGTCTTGGGGTCTAGGCCAGCGTCGGCATAAGGCCTTTCGCTGAAAGGTAATCGCAATGGTCGGCGTATTCCGAGGGCAGACGATGCAGCAAGGTATCCTCCACGTCATACAGATTGAGCCGCCCTTTCACTGCAAATGGGACGATCTCATACAGCTTTTTGACATGCCAAGCGTACCCCTGCAACACTGCCTCAATGATTTCGGGGTCATCTGGCAGAAAGGCGGCCTCCACATCGACCTTTTCCATGCGGCGGATGTCCAGAAGTTCCACCACCCCCAAGGCCATGCCCCCGGGGGCGACCATGCCGTCATTGATCTCAACATCGCCTTGGCTCGAACAAATCAGCAGCGGCCCCCTATGCGGGGTTTTCCAGCTCCGGCATTCCACCGTTTTATGCCCGGCAGCCACCAAAGACGCCCAGGGCTGTTTTATCGAAATTGCTTTCATTCTATACGCTCCAATTTTTTTTATTGTATCAACTCTTTTGATAAAATCAAGAGATCATAGGGACAGTCTATGCAATGCACGGCGAAGTCAAAACGCACTGGTGAGCGGTGCAAACGGATGGCAACAAAGGGAATGCGCGTGTGCCGTGTGCATGGTGGCGTTTCTACAAGTGGCGCACCCAAAGGCAATAAAAATGCGCTTAAATGTGGTCAGTTTGAGACTATCACCCGTGAAACAATGTTTGATGATGAAATAGAATATGCTGATTCCGTCAATCTTGACCCTGTAAAAATGCTTGAAGAACAAATACGAGTTCTCCGTGTGAAAGAACGAAGGCTTGCCATTCGCATGAAAAATGCTCTTGTTGCAGAACAAGAGGCAGGCAAGGAGGACAATGCGGGCAAGAAAAAGCCAAGCACTGTCATGCTCACGGTATCAACAACACAGACACAGAATTTCGATGGCGCAACCAGCAAGACCGTAACGAGCAATTCCGAAACGCATGCCATGTACTATCTGCGGCTTGAAGCTGCGCACACGCAAGTCATGGAACAGATACGCCGCGCCTCTGACAACTTGGCACGGTTGCGGGCAGAACAAGGTAGTGATGATGAAGCGCCGTCCTCCATATTGGTGCAGATCGTTGACGGCCGCAGAGCAAATGAAGAAGGCAATACCGAAACTGCGGGGCCAGAGGAATGAGGGTAATCCAGCCGACATTGAACATCCCGCAGGCGGAGTTTCTTGGCATGCGCAAGAAGTTCAAGGCCTATGTGGCCGGTTTCGGCGCAGGCAAAACCTGGGCGGGCTGTGCCGGGCTGGCGCGGCACTTCTACGAGTGGCCGGGGATAGCCGCAGGCTACTTCGCGCCCACCTATCCGCACATCCGCGACATCTTCTATCCCACTGTGGCGGAATGCTTCGAGCAATGGGGGTTGAATGTCGTCATCAAGCAGTCCGCGCATGAAGTGTTTGTTTACCAAGGCAAGACGCTGCGGGGCATAATCAAATGCCGCTCCATGGACAAGCCGGAGAGCATCATCGGCTTCAAAATCGGTCATGCCCTGATAGACGAAATCGACGTGATGCCCACGGACAAGGCCGAAGTGGCATGGCGCAAGATTCTTGCCCGTATGCGGTACAATGTGCCCGGCCTGCGCAACGGAATTGACGTTACGACCACTCCCGAGGGCTTCAAGTTCGTCTATCAGCAGTTCGCCAAAGGGCCGCGTGACAACCCAGAAAACGCCAAACTATACGGCCTGATTCAGGCCAGCACATACCACAACGAAGTCAACCTCCCGCCGGACTACATCCCGTCCATGTTGCGCTCCTACCCTGCGCAGCTCATTGACGCCTACATTAACGGCGAGTTTGTCAATCTTGTTTCAGGCACGATCTACAACGCATTCAAACGGGCAGCGAACAGCACAGATGCGGTCATTCAGCCTGGCGAAATTCTGTATATCGGCATGGATTTCAACGTCGGCAAGATGGCTGCCGTGGTGCATGTGAAGCGTAACGGCCTGCCTTGCGCCGTGGATGAGATTGTAAACGGGTACGACACTCCCGACATGATCCGCCGGATTCAGGAACGCTACTGGAGGTTTGAAAACGGCGATTATGTCCCGACATGCCAGATACGGATATACCCTGATGCCTCCGGCGATTCCCGGCGCTCCGTGAACGCCAGCGCCACAGACATTGCCCTGCTGAAGAAGGCCAGATTCATGGTCTGCGCCCAGAATGCGAACCCGCCCGTCAAAGATCGGATTAACGCCATGAACGCCATGTTCTGCAATGCAATGGGAGAACGCCGTTATTTGGTGAATCCCGAGATGTGCCCCACATACGTTGAGGCATTGGAACAACAGCCCTGGGCCCCGAACGGAGAACCAGACAAAACCACAGGCCATGACCATATCAACGACGCTGCCGGGTATTTCATCGTCAAGGATTACCCTATTGTGAAGCGCACTGTTTCTGCCCTGCGGTATTCAACGGTATAGAGAGGTTGTTACTATGCTCACCAACATAGCCCCCCACACTGCGGTCGGTAAAAACGCAAAAATTGATACTCCGAGCACGGCATTCCAGCGGCAACACCGCGACATCGCGCCATGCCATGACCTCATGGGCGGTACGGAATCCATGCGTCGGGCTGGCGTTACCTACATCATCAAGGAACAGGGGGAGGATGACAGCAGCCATCAAGCCAGAGTAAAGCGTACCGTGCTGCGGAATATCTTTGCCCAGACTGTCAGTTATAGCCGGGGGCAGGTCTTTTCACGGCAAGTTTCCATCGACGCAGCCGACGGCAATATGACAGACGAAAATCTGGACAGATTCAAAGCCTGGGCGGAGAACGTCGATCAGCGTGGGCACAATCTCACGGCATGGGGCGGGGAAACCTTCAAGCAAGGGCTCGTCGATGGCGTCATCTTTGCGTTTGTCGACTATCCGTACATCGAAACCGAACGTCGTGAAAACGGCGTCACAGAATACCGCACACAAAATGGGGAATGGCGGCGGAAAACCGCCGCCGCTGACAAAGCTGAAGGCTGGCAGCCGTATCTTGTGCTTGTGCCCGCTGCACAGGTGCTTGAATGTCGTGGGGAGTGGCAGGGCAATCGGCATATCCTCACGCATTTCCGCTTCATCGAGGAAAAAATGGAACCTGTCGACGGGAATCCATGGGGCGAGCAGCGGGTACAATACATCCGGGCTTACTGGCCTGACCATTGGGAGGTGTATGTCAAACGTGAAGGAGAGACTGACTTCACAAAAGATAAAGAGGGGCGCTTGAGCCTGAAAGAGATCCCCGTGGCTATTTTCATGCCGGGGGAACAGCGTACCAGCTACACGGCCCGTCCCGCACTCATGGATCTGGCGTGGCTGAATATCCGGCACTGGCAGGCCACCAGCGAGCAGTATGATTTGCTGTCGTTTGCCCGTCGGCCGCCGTGGTATATCTCCGGGGTGGATGAAACCGACAACCTGGACGAAAACGGCAAGCCGAAGCCCCTAGAGTTCGGCCCCGGCAAGGTATTCTACCTTCCCCAAGGCGGGCAGATGGGAAGCGCTGGCGTCAATCCGGCCAGTATTGAAGCAGGCCGCCAAGACCTGAAAGACCTTGAAGAAGCCATGGCTGCCTATGGCCTGCAACTCCTGCAAACGCCTACCGGCAACCGCACCGCAACCCAGGTGGAACGCGAGGGGCGAGAGAACAACTCCACCTTGCGAAATTGGGCCTTGGATTTTCAGGATTTTCTTGAAAACTGCCTTCGTCTGGTGGGCCTCTGGTGGGGCCTTGACGATGGGCCCAGTGCCAAGGTCAACGATGATTTTGCCCGGAACGCCAATGTCGAATACCTGATGAGGTTGTACGACAAGTCCCTGATCAGCAAGGAGACCATGGCAAATTTGATGACCCGCGCGGGCATCCTGCCTGATGATTTTGATTATGAGGATGAGGCGGCACGCATCGCGCAAGACCTCGGTGTCAACGGAGGCTCCAACTTCAGCACCACATTAAGCCAACACCTCAAGGGCATGGGCACTGTCCCGCCGCAGGGGGGCAGTGAAGCATGACCAACGACGAGATGATGGTCAGATACTTTCTGGCCCGCATCCTCTGGTGGCGTCACGATCTCGAACAGCTTGAGGCGGAAGCCGTCGCGGAACTCATAACGACGCTGGAAGCTACACAAGCTGACCTCCGCACCCGCCTGCTTGCAGACGCAGACGAACTGGCCCGGATTGACGACTGGACGCTTGAGCGCATGCAGCAGGCGAACGCATGGCTTGATGAAGCTCTGGCAGGGGCGCGCAGCACCATGCTTGCCACGGTCACGGAATCAACCTTGACCGCTGCGGCGGCATCCCTTGCCGCATACAATGCCATCGTGTCTTTCGAGGGCGCGGCCCGGGCCGTCCGAACGGTGGGCATGAGCAGACCGCAGATCTCGCAATGGTTTCAAGAGACAACATTAGGCGGCGGCACATTGGACGAATGGATCGACGCGGCCTTTGACGACGGGGTGAAAGGCTCCATCCTTGGGGCCCTGCGCAAAGCAGGCATTGAGGGCAAGGGCACGGCTGCCACGGTTCGCAGCGTCATGGATGCAGCCATTGACGCAGGCGGTGAGATCACACGGCGCGAGGCCGTGACGCTGACGCGCACGTTTACCCAGACTGCCAATGTCAGGGCGCAGGATGCCGTTTTCAGCGCCAATGAAAGCCTTTTCAATGGGTACAGGTATGTGGCGACATTGGACAACAAAACATGCTTTGTGTGCGCAGTGGCTGACGGGGCGCAGTATGAAGTCGGCGAAAAACGTCCACCGCTTCCCAGGCATCCACGTTGCCGATGCGTTTATGTGCCTGTCTGCAAATCATGGGCAGATTGGGGGTTCAATGGCGTCACAGAGTTTGAGGAAGTTGCCCGGCCATGGACATTGCGGGAACCCGGCGAAATAGGAGCGGGGGGAAGAAAGATACTCAACGTGGGCAAAACAACAGAAAATTACAGCGGATGGTGGGCGTCCCTCCCCGAGGAAGAAAAGGCAACAACCGCCATAGGCCCCGTGCGCCGCTCCCTGCTGCGGGAGGGGAATGTCTCATGGGATGACCTATGGGAAAGGCACACGGGGCGCGTGAAGACGCTCAAAGAGCTGGGATATGACCAGCGGGGCGGCATTATTCGTTAAAGGCTAACGTGGGCAACCAGCCTTATTATCAACTGCATATTGTGTCATCGTAATAAAATCGCCAATCAAGCCGATGGTGGAAACGCTGTAAACATCAACTCTTATTCTGTCTTTCCGTTCTTCTTTCATGTCTGTATGGGCATACCAACCCTGTCCAACCATTGTATATGATGCTCCAGCCTCGCCAGTATTATTATCTATAAATGTATTTGAAACAGGCAATCCGCATTCATTATATTTTTTTATTGTACGGTTGAAAACATTTTGTAGTGAATCATCAGCATAGTAAACATGATGAATTTTCCCATTCTTTCGCAGTTCGCTGACGTTTGATGCAGCACAGCCCGTACACAGCAGAAACGATAACGCAAGCAATAACAGGATGGAAAAGCGCTTCATATCTCCCTCGCTTGTTTGATTCATACCCTGCCACAACCGCCCCATCGGCACAAATGAAAAAACCTGTCAACCCCTCCCAAACCGTCCCTAACCGTCTCTGAACGTCTGCAATCCGCAGGGCGTTTTTCCCCGTGATACGCTGCCCCCAAAAGAATGCGCCAGATCGCGCAAAGGAGAAGCGAGATGCCCTGGAAAATGGATGAATCCGGCAAGGCTTTGGTGACGGACAAGGACGGCAACCCGATTTTTGTGAAAGACGGCGGCGAGGAAGCCCCCGTCAACTATCCGGCCATGAGCGCCGCCCTTGCCAGGGCCAACAGCGAAGCCGCGGAGCGCCGTACCAAGCTGAAGGATTTGGAGGCCCGGCTTGCCCCCTTGGCCGACATCGAAGACATCCCCGCCTTTCTCGCGGCTGCGAAAAAGGACGCGGAAACGGTCAAATCGCTCACGGACAAGGAAAAGGACGCCGAGCAGGCGACCCGTGCCCGTATTGACGCCGCTGTGGCCCCCCTCAACCAGAAGATTGCCGAGCTGGAAAAGGGCAAGGCGGATGCCGAGGCCCGTTACCATCGGACAACCATTGAAGGGCAATTCGTCGGCTCCAAGTATGTGAACGAGGAATTGGTCAACGTGGCGATGACGCAGCAGCTTTTCGCCTCCCGTTTCTCCGTCAATGACGAGGGAAAGATCGTCGGCACGGATGCAAAGGGCGAGATCATCTATGACGAGCAAGGCGTTGCCAGCTTTGACAACGCCCTGCGCAAGATGGTCGCGGAAAGTCCCTACAAGGATTTTCTGGTGAAGGGCAGCCCCGCCAACGGAAGCGGCACCACCCCCGGCGGCAACAACCCGTCCAACCAGCAGAACAGCGCCACCCGTGAAGCCGTGGATAAAATGACGCCTGTGGAGCGGGCAGAATTTTTCCGCAAGGGCGGCACGGTTCGCTAACCCAGAAAGGAAGCAGTTATGAACTCGACGCAGGCCCTCAACGCCCTCATGCCCACCCTGTATGCGGCCCTGGACATTGTTTCGCGTGAGATGGTGGGATTCCTCCCCGCCGTGTCCGTCAATGCGGCCCCGACGCAGGCGGCGCTCAACGAGAACATTCATATCCCCATGGTCAACTCTGCCGCTGCTGAAAACATCGTGCCCGGCACCCCCAGCAGCAACGGAGCGCCGAATCTCGACGGCGTGCAGATGGCAATCACGAAATCCCGCATGGTTCCCGTGCGCTGGAACGGCGAGCAGCAGCTTGGCGTAAGCAACTCCGGCACATACAACATCGTTCAGGCCCAGCAGTTTGCGCAGGCCATGCGCACCCTGATCAACGAGATGGAGGCCGACATCGCCGCCCTTTACAAGGGCGCGTCCCGCGCCTACGGCAGTGCCGGTACGCAGATTTTCTCCAGCAATGCCGTGGCCGCTGTCGCGCAGGCGCGGAAGATCCTTGCCGACAACGGCTCCCCCATGACCGACTTGCAGCTTGTCATCGACACGCTTTCCGGCGCGAATCTGCGTTCCGCCAGCAACCTGTTCAAGGCCAATGAAGCCGGAACCGATGCCACCCTGCGGCGCGGCGAACTGCTGAACCTCATGGGCTTTTCCATCCGCGAATCCGCGCAGATCGTCCAGCATTCCGGCGGAAGCGTCACCGGCAGCGCCTTGGTGAACAATGCGAGCGGCTATGCCAAGGGGGCAAAAACCATCGCCGTTGACGGCGCCACGGCCATCGCGCTCAAGGCGGGCGACCTGGTGAAGTTCGGATCGGACGATGCGCAGTATGTGCTGGATGCCGACGCGGACGCCACGCCCCTCGCCATTGCCGCACCCGGCCTTGTGGCTTCCGTGGCGGATAACGCCGCCGTTACGCCCGTCACCAGCTATACGCCCTGCCTGGCCTTTGACCGTAACGCCCTCCAGCTCATCGCCCGTGCTCCGGCCATGCCCGAAGGCGGTGATTCCGCCGACGACATTACCGTGCTGCAAGACCCGCTTTCCGGCATCCCCTTCCAGGTGTGCGTGTATCGCGGATACCGCGAGGTGCGCTATGAGGTGGGCATCGCCTGGGGCGTGAAGCTCATCAAGCCCGAGCATGTGGCCCTGCTCATCAGCTAGGGGGGTGCTGTCATGGTGCGCATGTATCACGACGATCCCGTGCAAACCGGCGGCCCGACAACTGCTGACGTGCCCGAAGAAGCCGTGCCGTGGATGCGGGACTGCGGCTGGTATGTGAAGACACCAGCCCCGGAACCCGCCCCCACGCCCGCGACCCCGGCCAATGATGAAGCGGCGGAACCCGCCGATAATGCCATCCCTGCTGCCCAGACGCCCGATCCTCCGGCGGCATCCGAGCCCTCCCCTGCCCACGGGGGCAAAGATGCCACCCCGTCCAAGTCCCGGGGGAAGACCGCCAAAGGGTAGCACCTCCCAGCGCGGCGGCGGTCATCCCCTGCCGCCGCCGCGCCTTTTTGGAGATTCGCCATGCCGCTGACCGTTGAAGACGGCTCTATGCCGGATGCCGCAAACAGCTATGTGACGCTGCTTGAAGCCGACGCCTACCTCGTGCCGCGTGGTCTCTGGCAGGAAACGCCCGAAACGGACAGTGACAATCTGACATCCCAAAAAGAATCCGCACTCATGCGGGCCTTTGACGCGCTCAATATCCTTGTCTGGCGGGGTGATTTGCCGACCTATGACCGCACTGTTGCATGGCCGCGCCAAAACGTCACTTTGCCGGGGAAGCCGCATAAATATCTCCCCGAAAACGTGATCCCTTCTGGCGTGAAGCAGGCCCAGATGGAGCTTGCCGCGCTCATGCTCTCCGGCACTGCCAATCCTCTTGCCCCGATGGAGAGGGGCGGCAGATACAGCAGTAAAAGCAAGAGCAGCACAGATACGGTCGATGTGCTGACCGAATCCAAGAGCGAAAGTGTGGCCTATGCCGACACTGCACCCGTGGAAACATATTTGCCCAGCGTCTACGGGCTGCTGCGTCCATGGCTGGCTGTCGTTCCCGGGCGCGGCGGTCTGCTTTGCGGCAGTGTCGTGAGGGCCTGACATGGACTACGCCAAGTTTATTGCCCTTGCACAGCGTAAAATTTCCGATGCCGGGTTGCCCATGGTCTTTGTGCGGCGCGTCCGTGACGGAAACATCCCCGTCCCCGGCGGGGGATACGCCTATACCGAGACGGAAACCGAGTTCACGGGCCTGCGCACGGCACCCAGAAAAGCAGAGGTGGAAACAGGGCTTTTTGCCGGTTCCGATCTCATTGTCCTCATGCCCGGCGGCATCCTGACCGATACCCCGACCACTGCGGACAGGCTGAAATTTGACGGCAAGCGCTGGGATATTCGCCAGATCCAAACCGTTGCCCCCGGCGCGGTGCCGATCCTTTACAAATTCGCCGTCAAGGAATGCGGCAACGATGGCTGATGACCATTTGGCGAGCCGTCGAGCGGCGTTGAAAGCCAAAATGAAGGAGATCGACGGCAGATTGTGCCGGGACGCCAAGGAACTTGAAAAGGCCTTTTCAGAATACGCGGCCGCAGCCCATGAATACGCCCTTCTGGCTTTCCTGTCGGCTCTGGGCAACGCATATTCGCGTCTGGTGATGCGAACGCCGGTTGACACCGGCCGGGCGCGGGCAGGCTGGCATATTGAAGGACAGCAGAACGAATGGAAGCCGGAAGCGAAAACATACCCCGAAGCGAAGGGAAACGCTGCGGCGGCTATCGCAACGCAAATCAATAAGCTGGGGCGTGACCTGACAAGGGCCGACGTGGTGTATGTGATGAACAATGTTGAATACATCCTGCCTCTGGAAGCCGGACACTCACAACAGTCATCCGGCTTTTGCGGCCTGTTTTTGCAAGAACTGCGAATGCAGCTTGAGCAAGCGGCGAGGGCGGCATGATGGAGACAGGAAGCGTGAGACAAGCCCGCGTGGCCCTTGAATCGGCTCTTTTTGCGGCTCTGGCTGACGAATGTTCCAAAGGCGGCATTGTCTATCATCAGCCAGGAACAGACTTCGTGGCAGGCAGTGAGGGCGAAATCGTCATCATCCACAGGATGGCGCCGGGAAAAACCATGGTTGGGGAAATGGGAGGGCGTCATGGCATCGTGCCCCGGCCAGGCGTCTACACCGTCACTTTTTCCTGCCCGAATGACGCGGATACCTTGGCCCGCGCCGAAGCTCTTTGCGATGTGGTGGAGCGGGCCTTTTACCGTTCTGATATTCCCATTGCCGACACAAATTGCTCGGTGATGTGCGACGAACCCTACACAACAAACGTGGGCTCTGTGCCCGGCACGACCCGCGTGGCGCTGTCCGTCACTATCCCCTGGTGGATGTGGGCGGGCGGCCCAGCGCACTAAAGGAGAAAGACCATGGCGAAAACATGCCCCACGGCGGGGAAATCCAATGTTCAAGCGGTATGGGCCTGCATCGAGGACGTGAGCGGCATCCTGCAAAAACCCACGGCGGCTGACTTCATCGTGCCGCGCGGCAATGCCAGCATGACGCAGACGCCGGGCACTTCGGCCTCGGAAGAATTGTCGGAAACCCTGAACGCCATCGACATCTTCCAGAACGCCGTTGACCCCGGCGAGGCCAGCATCCCCATGTATCTGCGCATTCCCGCCAGCGGACACATGCAGGGCCATGCGCTCATGCTTGCGGCGATGGGCAGGGTGCAGGAGCCTGGCACGGTCGCTGCGCAACTGGACGGAGCCCTGGCGGCAGCGGATGCCGACGTCGGCATAACGGGCATTGAAGGCGGCTTTTTCCCGCCGCGCGGCGTCGTGACGATTGAGGACGAAAAAATACTGTACACCGGCATCACCTGCGATGCCTCCGGCGTGGTGTCGGCGCTCACCGGGGTTACGCGCGGCTATGCGGGAACCACTGCGGCAGCGCATGACGCCGACACACAGGTAAGCCTGCTTTCCCGCGTGTACAGGCAGGACATTTGCCGCAACACCGTGTCCCTGTGGATGAAGAATGACAACGTGGTGACTTTCGGCAGCGGCGGCGTTGTGACCATGACGGGAATCAGCCTTTCCAACGAGAACGGGCAGGCTGTGGACTTCACCGTACAGTTCCGCCGCATGGGCTGGGCCGGGCGCTCGTTCCTCTCCACCTCTCCTTCCGGGGCTGTGCTGCATGTCGTGACATCCTCCGGGGCGAATGCCGCGCAGGCGTACAGCGTGGGGGCTTACATCAAGAACACCACCCAGGGCGACGACAACAGCGGGGCTGGGTACGCCGTTACCGCCGTGGATGCGGACAACGGCACCATCACCCTTGCCGGTGCGCCCACGGGCTGGGTTGCTGATGACCAGATTGATGCGTGGACGCCGGAGAGCGCGCCCATCGGCGATGCCCTGGAATCGCGCAGCGCCCGTTTGTTCTTGGATGGCGCATCCGGAAAGGTGCGCGAGGGATCGCTTTCCATCGGCACGCCGACCGAGTTCCTTCGGGAAATCGGCGACGAATACCCCGGCGAATCCGTGGACACTAAGCGCGAAATCTCCATGACCATGAACGGCTTCATGCGGGCTGACGACGCGCGGGAGCTGGGGCGGGGCTACAACGGCTACGAGGTGGCTGCCGTGCTGCGCTTCGGCAAGACCGCTATGCAGTCGCTTTCCGTCATCATGCCGCGTGTGCGTATGACCATGCCTGAAATCGGGGTGCAGAGCGCTTCGTTCACCCTTGACCGCAACGGCACAGCCTTGGGCGTGAAGGGCGAAGATGCCTTGTATCTGGTGCAGGAGTAACCGCCATGCGCATTCTGACGGAAGCATATAAGGACAGGCAGTATTTTATCGCGCTGAACGTGGAAAAGACGGAGGGCTTTTGGGCAAAGCCCCTGTCCTCCACGATTCGGCGGCAAGCCGCCCAAGAGGCGTTGATGGAGAGCGGCGGGGATCTGCCACTCGCTCAAACCATCGAACGGGGAAAGCTCTTGCAGGCGGCTCTGGCCGACTGGAAGGGAATGTACGACATGGGCGGCAATGAACTGCCGTTCACCAAGGAAACCCTCAAGCTGTGTTGTGAGCATGACCCTGATCTGATGGATATTTTTCTCCATCGCGTCCGCAATATCGCCAGGTTCGGGGAGCTTGACGACGAAAAAAAATAGCTGCCTGGGCCGACTGGTTTTTCGCGGAGAATCGGCCCAGTTGTGATGAATGCCGCGACCTGTATTCCGACAGGGGGGATATGCCGCCGTGTGCCGAATGCGGCAAGCCTGTGCACCTTCCGCGCAAGATATTTCAAGCGTGGGAGGCTTGGGCGGAGCTTGACGCTTACGCCCGGCCCGTGGACGGCTTCGGCGGCTTTCCCCTGCCGCTCAATCTGGCTGACATCGACAGAATATGCGCCCGTTATGATGACCCCGAGGGCATCCGCTGGCGCGTACTCATGCTCGAAGAAAAGGCACTGACGTTCCGCCGCGCGGAATACCACAGAAAGCATCCAAAGAAGTGACGCCATGCCGATTGTATCTTTCGGTTTTGACATATCAAAACTTAAAGCGGGCAAAGCTGACGCAGTAGAAGTGTTGAATGTTGTATCTGATACGGCAGGAAAAACACAAAAATCACTCGATGGCGTCGGGAAGTCTGCACAAAGCAATGCAGGCAAATTAAGGCTTCTCACAAAAGAGATAGTCGGGCTTGCTGCTGCATATAAATCTCTCCAAGCTCTTTCTGGGTATCTTGGCCGTATATTTAATTTTTCCAGCAATATAGAAGATTCAAAAATCGCCATTGCATCTGTTATTTCTGCAACAAATAAAATAACAAACGCGCAAGGCAAAAGCCTTGAAGGCATAGAGAAATTCAACGCAGCACAGGAAATCTCTGCCGACCTGATGGAGCATATTCAGGCCGAAGCCCTCAAGACCACAGCCACGTTCGATAGTCTGGTTGATGGCGTGTCCGGCATCATTGCGCCCGCCACCAAGGCAGGCATTGCCGTGGAAAAGCTGCCGAAATTCGCCGTCACCGCAGCCCAGGCCATGACGGCCATGAAAGTTCCCGTGCAACAAATGCGCACGGAAATAGAAGCCCTGCTGTCCGGCAATATCAACAAGGCACAAGATATTCTTGCTACAAACCTTGGCATCACCGGCGAGATGGTGCGAAACTGGCAGAAACAAGGTACGCTTGTTGATGAGCTGACAAAGCGCCTTGAAACATTCCAATTCGCCGGTGAAGCCACAGCCAACACATGGTCTGGACTTGTCAGCAACGTCGAGGACGCATTTGACTATCTATCCAGCAAAACGGGCCATGGAGTATTTGAGGCTGCGAAGCAATCCTACCGTGAATTTATCGATCTGCTCGTCTCCACAAAGGGTTCAAAGGTCGGCGTCAGCGAAGATATTGAAAACCTCGTCGACATGGTGACAGAGCTTCAAGATGCCATTGGGGACAGGCTGATAGCGGCCACGCGGGAGTTCATTGAGGAAATTCGCGAATTGAACAAGCCGGAAAATGTCGCCGCCCTCAAAAAAGAGCTGGAAGACATCGGTCAAACCATGAGTGATGTCTGGGGACTTGTCAAAAAGGTTGGCGGCGAAATTGCCTCTGTCGTAAAAGTATCTCTGGATGGCTGGAATCAGATGCCAGAGCTCATCAAGGAGATTGGCATCATCGGCGCGTTAGTTTTCGGCTGGAAAGGTCGTGCGCTGCTGGCCGGACTTGGATATATATACAGTGACTTGCGCCAAATCGTCGGCTACTTGCAAGGCGTTACTATCCCCGAATTTATCAATGACATAGCCTCTGGAAATGTTGGGAAGGTGAAACTGCCCAATGGAGGTCTAGCGCGGGCTCACGGTGACGCCTACACTCCTCCCCCGGTGCCATCGCCCGGACTTTCCCGGTCTCACGGAACCGGGACTTCATCCCCACGGCGATACAAAGCTGAAAGCGCCATTGGAGGTTTTGACGGGGGCAAGGGCAAAAAGGGCAAAGGGGCAGGCCAGGTTGAAAATGCCCGCGAGAGCATCCAGAAGTTGCGCGAAGAAATCGCCTCCCTCAACGGTGAATCCACCAAGGCCGGAAACAGCCTTGAACAGAAACTGCGCAGCATCGAGAAAACCGGCAAAGCCGCGAAGCTGTCTGCCGGTGAAATCGCCCAGCTCAAGCAGGAATATCGTGAGGCATTCCAAACAAATACTCTCAAGGATTTTGACAAGGCCGTCCTAAAACTTGAGAACAACGCCGCTGCCCTGCGGCAGATTGAAATGGCCGAGACCCTGCGTGAATGGGAGGGGCGATTCTCGGCAGCGGGCTTGTCAGCCGGAGAGGCAGCCCCCAAGCTGGCTCGCTTGAAGGAGGCATTGGAGAATCAGTCGCAAGTCAAAGACCTCAAAGCTGCCGCTGATTTTTACAAGGAATATGCCGAACTATCCGGCCAGACAGGCCAATCCATTGAATTGCAGAACCAGCTTTTGGAGAAGCAACGGCAAGAATGGATCAACATCGGCATCCCCATTGAGGATGTGAATAACCGTATCCGCCTGATGCGGGAAGAAATCGCCCGCGATCCGCTTTCCGGCCTTTCCCGTGGCCTGAAGAAGTATTCAAGCGAGGCCACAGACTTTGCTTCGCAGATGGAGACCGCAGTAACCAACGCATTCACCGGCATGGAAGACGCCTTCGTGCAGTTCGTCCAGACCGGCAAGCTGTCTTTCAGCGACCTTGCCAACTCCATCATCTCCGACCTGTTGCGCATCGCCATACGGGCCAGCATCACCGGCCCCTTGGCGCAAGGCATCGGAAATCTGTTCAGCCGTTTTTTCGGCGGCGGCATGAGCTTCAATTCCAGCCCCGGCTACGGCAGCGGCGGCTATTTCCTGAACGGCACATCCAGCCTGCCCGGTTTCGGTTCCGGGTACGGCATAGGCAGCGCCAAGGGCAACGTCTTCTCCGGCGGCTCGCTCCACGATTACGTCAATACCGTCGTCTCGCAGCCCACGTTCTTCGGCTACGGCAGCCGCCTCACGGCCTTCGCGCGGGGAGCGGGCGTCATGGGCGAGGCCGGGCCGGAAGCCATCATGCCGCTCATGCGCACGTCCAGCGGGCATCTGGGCGTCCGGGCCGTTTCTGACAACGGGCCGCAGTCCGGCAGCAACGTGCAGATAAACATCATCAATGCCACCGGCGAGAAGGTGACGCAGCAGACCCGCACGGACAACTACGGCAACAAGACCATCGACGTGATGGTGGGCGATGCCGCCGCCAAGCAGGCCGTGAAGCCAGGCAGCGCCATGAACCGCGCCATACGCGGCGTGACCGGCGTGCAGCAGCAGGTCATCAGGAGGTAAGCCGCCATGCCCATGTGGCCTTTGATTCTTCCCCAGCGCCCGCAGCAGAACAGCTACAAGCGCACGTTGCCGAACATGACCATACGCACGGACATGGAGACCGGCCCGGCCAAGGTTCGCTGGCGGGGCGGCAACAGCCCGCAGACGGTGGAAGCGTCCTACATCCTCACGGACGCCCAGCGCGATGCGCTGGAAACCTTCGTCATGGAGGTAGTGAAGCAGGGGGCCATCTGTTTTGACTGGCCGGACCCGGAACACGGCGGGGACTATGTGCTCGCGCGGCTGACGGGCGGCAATGACGGCGCGCTGTCCTTCACCCCCTTTGCCCCCGGCTGGTGGAGCGTCACGGTGAAGCTGGAATTTTGGCGCAACGCGCCCACGGGGGGCGAGTGATGCCCCTCTCGCCGCGCACAACCGCCGCCATGATGCAGCAGCAGACTGACGACAGCGATATTGTGCTGATTACCATAACGCATCCGTCGTGGACGCAGCCCGTCAGGCTTTCAACGCACGCGACGGTGCTGCTGCGCACGGACGCCGACACCGGGCAGCCTGTGTTCGGCACGGTCAGCCGGGGCGCTGAATATCTCTATGTTCCCATACAGGCCACCTTGCCGACCTCGCAGGATGAGCAGCCGCCGGAGGCGCACCTCATCGTCAGCAATGTGAGCCGTTTTTTGTCGCCCTACCTCAAGATGGTGGACAAGACGCCCCCGCGCATCACGCTGGAAGTGGTCAACACCAACGCGCCGGACGTGGTGGATGTGGCCTACCCCGAACTGGATTTGCAGACAGTGACGTGGGACGCCAACACGGTTGACGCGCAGATCATCAATAACATCGCGTCCAATGAGCCCATGCCGTGGATGCGCTTCAACCTCTCCAACTTCCCCAACATGCAGGAGTGACGCCGTGTATTACGATTTGGCGCAATATCTGGGCATTCCCTTCCGCGACCACGGGCGCGACGCGACGGGCTGCGACTGCTGGGGGCTGGTTCGGCTGGTGTACCGGGAACAGCTTGGTATCACCATGCCCGACCTGGGGGACAGGTACAGCGACGCCTACGCCAAGGGCGAGGTGAGCCGCACGGCGGCGGACGCCACGGCGGAAAGCTGGAACATCGACGTGACCGGGCAGCCGTTGCGGGAACTGGACGTGCTGACCTTCACGCGGGCGGGCATTGAGACGCATGTGGGCCTCTATGCGGCCCCCGGCGTCATGCTGCACGTCATGGAGGGCATGCTCGCGGCCTTCGAGCGGTTTGACACGGTGCGCTGGCGGCGTCGCTTCGGGCGGGCGCTGCGGCATGTGGCGGCATGTAACCTAAAATGTAACCCGGCAATGTAACCTACGGCTACAGCATGAAATCATTGACGAATTTAGACCGGGGTCAACGGCGGGCGCGCCGTTCACAGGGGGAAGGCATATGCTGAAGGTCGCACCATCTGAAATCGCCGTCTGCGGCCGCCGGTGGGATTCCACGCGCCCGAACCTCTGGGGCGCGCCGGAGGGGCTTTCGCTGGAACACATCATCACCGGCAGCATCGAACGGGCGTACCGGGAGCACCAGTACAGCCGCAGCCAGTACCGCGCCCTGCTGCGCTATGCCCGCTGCCGCCTGAACGGCATCGAGATAGAGCGGGAATTGTGGGCCACCACCTACCCCAAGGCCGGGGCGCGTGTGGAAGTCCTGCACGGCGTGCGCGGTGGCGGCGGCGGTGGTGGCGGAGGCGGCAAGAACCCCATTGCCACGGTGCTGGGGGTGATTGTGGTCGCCGTCGCAACTATAGCGACATTTTACATAGGCGGTGCGGGCGGGTATGCCGCCGCTGCCGGATGGAGCGCATTTCAGACGGGCATGGCCGTTGCCGGTATCGGCCTTGCTGCGGCTGGTGCGCTGTACGCTATCAACGCCCTTTTCCCGGCCCCCACGCCTTCCCTTGGCGGCTTCGGCGGCGGCTATGAGCGCGACATCGAAAAAACATCGCAGACGTACAGTATTTCCGGCGGGCGGAACACGGCGCAGGTGGGCGGCTATGTTCCCCTTGTCTGCGGCAGGCACCGCTTCACCCCGCCGCTGGGGGGCCGCAGTTGGACGAAGTGGGAGGGTGAAAAGCAGTTCTTCCACATGCTGGTTGTCTGGGGACACCCGGACGTCAGTGTGTCGGACTTCCGTATCGGGGAAACGCCGCTGGCCTCGTTCAAGGACGTGGCCCATAAGTTCCACCAGTCCACCACCGGGAACGACCTCAAATACTTCGCCAAGAGCTACCGGGAAGAGAACGTCGGGGCCGTCATCAAGCAGGCCGAGGGCTGGACAAGCCGCGTCGTGGGCGAGGCGGAGGCCATCAGCCTTGACTTCGCGTTCCAGCGCGGGCTGGTGGACATCAATAGCCAGAACGGCAGCCGTCGTTATCGTTCCGTGGAGTTTCAGGCGCAGTACCGGGAACAGGGCACGGAGACGTGGCACAACTTCGGCAGCATCGCGGCGACCTCTTATGCCGGCGGCACGGTCACGGGCAGCGCCCAAGTCCATGTCTTTGCCAATGCCAATACGGAGAAGGAGTACGTCCATGATTATGATTGGGACGGAAACTATTACAGTTATTGGACAGGTCGCTATGTCACGACCAGTTATAGTGCCACGGCCTCGGCATCAAAGGGCGGCAGCATTCAGATATGGCCCGACCGCACCCCCGGCTTGAGCGGCTGCGACGTGACGTTCGGCGTGTCTGGTTCAAAAGTTACGGTGTCCATTTCCAATGGCTCTTACGGTGGGACGACTGTCCATGGCACAACAGTAACTATGGACGCCCCGAACTTCCGCATCTTCCTCAACGAGGACGGCTCGCTTTTCGCCAACAGCGGGGCGACGCAGATATATCCCACGCCGTCGGGCATAGCTCCCGCCTCTGTCGCCATGACGGCCTATGACGGGCAGGAGGTGACGGCGACCGTTGCGGCGGGCAGTTACGAGGGCACGGGCACATACACGTTCAAGGCCAAGACGCAGAACCTCGTCATGCGCAACATCCGCATGGAGGGGCTGCCCCGCGCCACCTATGAGGTCCGCGTACGCCGGAACACGGCGGATGTGGACAGCAGTTACATTTTCGACGAGGCGCAATGGAGCGTCATGCGGGCCATTCTCAACGAGGCCGCCTTCAAGACGCCCATCCCTATCTGCGTTTCCGAACTGCGCATCCGGGCCAGCGAGCAGCTTTCAGGCTATGTGGACAACTTCAACGCGCTGTGCGTGAGCAATATCCCGGACTGGAACGGCACGGCGTGGGCCACGGCCAATACCAGCAACCCGGCTAGCATCATGCGCTACCTGCTCACCACGCGGCACGGCCTGAGCAACCCCTACAGCACGTCAAAGCTGGACAATGCCGCCCTCGTAGAACTGTGGAACTACTGCCACGACAACGGGTACGAGTTCAATTTTATCTGCGACAGCGAGGAAAACACTTGGTCGCGGCTGGTGCAGGTGCTCGCTCCCGGCAGGGCCGCCCCAACCACGGACGTTGACGGCCTTTGGGGCGTGGTCATCGACCGCAACGGCAAGACGCCCGTGCAGTTGTTCACCCCGCGCAATTCGTGGGGCATGCAGGTGCAGCGCGGCTTTGTAGACATGCCGGACGCCCTGCGCGTCAGTTTTGTCGACCAAACGGACGATTACGTCCAGAAAGAGGCGTATGTCTACAATGACGGCTACAGCGCCAACGGGGAAAACGGCACGCAGCGGGCGCAGAACGTCATTGAATGGGATTTTCCCGGCATCACGTCGTGGGACAAAATCTGGCAGCAAGGCCGCCTGTATATGGCCCGCGCCCTGCATCGGCAGATGACCGTCACCATCAACACGGACTGGGAATGGCTGGCCTGCCACCGGGGCGACCTTGTGGGCGTGGCGTCGGACGTGCTGATGAACGTGTTTGGCTGCGCCCGCGTGCTGCGGCTGGCCTACGCCGTGGACGGGGAAACCGTGCTGGTGGGGCCGGACGATGCCGCGCCGGAGGGCCTGCCCGTGGGCGTGGAACTGGACGACAGCATCCTTTTTGACGAACCCGCCCCGGCCCGCTACGGCATCGCCTTGCGCTCGAATACGGGCGCGCTGACCACGTTGGAACTGCTGCCGCAGTACGGGCAGGAGGCGGCGCTGGTCATGTTCCGCAATCCCCTGCAGTCCGCCGCGCAGGTGCCGCCCTTCGGGGCGCTCTGCACCGTCTCCCTGCTGGGCGAGGAATACGACGAATACCTTGTGGCGTCCATCAGCCCCGGTGACAATCTGGGCGCGGAACTGACGCTTGTGCCGTACAAGATGGACGAGATCGAGGCCGCCATCTCCGGGGAGATCCCTTCATATGAGGAATCCGTGCTTCTGGACGTGGTGCGCGGGCGGAAACTGCCGACGCCGACCATCAGCCTTGTGCGGAGCGACGAGACGGTTCTGGAGATGCTGGGAGGCGAGGTATCCCCCCGCATCGCCGTCTGGTGGAAGATGCCCGCCATGAACGTCAATGCGTCCACATTGTCCTATCAGGCGCGGGCCGCGCTGGTAACGCAGGAGGATGAGGACGGGGATACGGTGTACCTGCTGGGCAATGCCCCCGGCACAGACCCCTTCGTAGGCATCTCTCATGTGGAGGAGGGGGCCGTCTACAATGTGCAGATCCGCGCCACAAATCCGGCTACGGGCGTCACCTCCGAATGGTCTGACCCGGTGCAGCACGCCGTCGTGGGGCGGACGACCGTCCCCCCGTCACCGCGCAACGTGACCATCACGCCCAATGCCCCGGCGGGGTTGCTCATTGCGTGGGACGCCGTGGCCGTGTTCGACCTCGACCATTATGAAGTGCAGGGGCCACTCAGGTTTTTACAGACGACAAAAGAAACGTCTGTCACTATGGCCCCAAACCAGTTGACCGGAGAACTGACATTCCTCGTTTTTGCCATAGACGTTCTGGGCCTGCGTTCAGCGCCTGCGCGGTCGACCTACACCGTGCTGCCCCCTGCCGCGCCGGTCGTTGCGGACGCCCTGCTCATGGATGACGGCATCGAAATGTCGTGGAGCAATGCCCAGACCACATGGCCCATTGACCTGTATGTGATGCAGTGCGGCAACAAACAGGCGACCAGCCTTGAAACGCAGGGCATCTGTCCCGTGCCGCAGAACTTTGAGCGCGGAGATACGGTTACGGTTAGGGCCAGAGACATCTTCCGCAATGTCGGCGACTGGTCTGAACCATTCCAAGTGAGAATCATCCCCCCTGCCAAGCCCATACTGACGCTTGGCGTGTCGGCAGACGGCAACGTTCAGGTTTCGTGGCAGGACTGCAAGACCACAACCACCATCGCCCGCTACATTCTGGAAGGGGCTATCAGCGGTTCCACGGCGGGCCTGTCCGCAGAAATCTCCGTCAAGGACATTCTCTGGACGACCATCGAGGAAATGGGCGTGACCTACCGCATCGGCGCGGTCACCGTCTATGTGACGGCAGAGGACAAGTACGGTTTTCAGGGGGAACGCGGCGGCCAGACCTATCTCATCTACCCCCCGTATAATCCTGTCCTGACCATGCGGATTCAGTCGGACGGCCTGTACCTGACATGGCAGGATTGCACACGGACGTTCGCGCTCGACCACTACGTCGTCTTCGACGAATACTACAATGAAACCTTTGTGGTGGACGGCACGTCGCAGCTTCTGAAGCCGCGCCCCGCAGGCGTCTACAACTTCTATGTTCAGGCATTCGACGTGGTGGGCAACTATTCGTCGCGCATGATGCTCTCCAACTATACCATCTACGGCGTGGGGGCCGTACAAGCTGCGGCGGTCATTGACGGCGCGGATATCCTGCTGTCGTGGGCCTTACCATCGACCACCTTCCCGATGGACTACTACACCATCTATGACATGCACGGTGTGGAGATGGGGAAGGCGAAAGTGAACTACTTCCGCTTCCCCGCCCCGGTTGCCGGGGCGTACGAGTACAGCATTGTCGGGCGGGATGTCGCGGGCAATATCGGTTTGGAGGGAGTGCGGGCCGCCATAACCATAAACGTGCCCCTCGCGCCAACTGTCAGCGCGTCTTTGGCAGGGGAAGGCGTGGCCCTTACGTGGTATGCGGACGCGGGCGAAAACACCCTGCCGGTGATTGCGTGGGACGTGATTCGGCAGTGGGAAGTGGAGAGGGGTGACGGCGTTATAGAAACCAAGGAGGAAGACTACGGGCGGCTGGACGTGAACACCCTGACCGTCCCTGCCATGAGTACCGGCGAGCACACGTTCATGGTGCGCGGCATCGACAGCGCGGGCAACGTGGGGCCGTGGGGTTATGTCGACTTCAACGTGCAGGGGCCGGGGCGCGTCACCTTTGTCAACTGCGCTACCATTGACAACAACGTGATGCTGTACTGGACGGAGCCTGACAGGATATTCTTCCCCATTGCCTACTACCTGTTCGAGGAAATCGAGGACGGCGAATACAGCATGGAGATAGGCCGCATTGATGCCCTGTTCACCAGCAGCTTCGAGAGCAAGTCCGGCCTCTACACCTATGGCATCACGCCCGTGGACGTGGCAGGCAACAGGGGCGAGCGTTCGACCATCGCAATGCAGGTGGCGCAGCCCCCGGATTTCATCCTGTACCACGACCTTGATTCCCTGTTCAACGGCACACGGACGAATTTCGTTCTGGATGGCGTAGGCAACATGATCGGCCCCTACGCCGACGCCACATGGCAGGAGAACCTCGACGCCATTGCCGCCCTGCACGGCAGCACGGCAGAAGATATTACTTGGCAGAACAAGATAGGCTACGGCTATGAATACTTCCCAGACCCGCCCGCCGCGTCGGCGACCTATGTTGAGGTGGTGGACGTGGGGACGATTGTCCCGTCAACGAGGATAGCCGTCACCATCACCAGCCGTGCATTGTCCGGTGACCCGGACTTTTCGTGCAAAATTGAGGTTAGCACGGACAATGCGACATGGCGGGAAATCAGCGACGACGCCCTTATGGTGTACGCGACGCAGTTCAGGTATGTCCGCTACACTATCGGCTGCACCGGCGGCGTGGCAGTCATTTCCAACATCAACTACAACTTGAGCGTAAAGCGTCTGACGGACTTTGGGCATGTTACGTCCAACGCCTCTGACAATGGTGAGGGCTATGTAGACGACCAGACAACACCCATGCTCAAGGGGACGTGGGTTCCCTTCAACGTATCTTTCACGGATGTGGAATCGCTGCCCAAGCCGAACGTGGTTAATAACGAAAATTATACGGCGTACACCACCTTCGAGGACGTGCTGAACCCCACAGGATTCAGGGTGTATGTGCTGGACAAGAACGGCAACCGTGTTACCGCTGAAGTCGACTGGGTCGCCTACGGCGTGTAAAGGAGAATATCATGGCTACATCGTGGAACATTCCCGCGCTCGTTAACAAAATTGCGTCAGACATTCCCGGTCTGAACACCCTGCTGAAAGCCCTGCTCAAGTGGGACACCTCTGGCACAGCGAACATTCCCACCGGCGCGAAGCGCATGGCGAACGTGACCGGCGGCAAGCAGTTGCAGCAGTATGACGGGGCTTCATGGGGTAGCACAGGCAAGCTGATGCACGATGTGGACATGCTCGACGGCTTCCATGCCAGTCAGAGCCAGACGGCGGGCACAATCCCTGTCAGAAATGCCAATGGCGCGGTTCCCGGCAACATCACGGGCAACGCCGCGACAGCCACGGAAGCGTCCGCTCTCGCCAATGATTACGTCGTCCCTGTTGCCAACGGCGGCACGGGGGCCAATACGGAGGCCGGGGCGCGTCAGGCGCTCGGTACGAATAATGCCGGCAACATTACCACGGGGGTTCTGGCGACGGCTAGAGGCGGTACTGGCAGGACAGATGGCATGGTTACTGATGTTATGCTGGCAGATTACAATGTCAGCGCAACTAGCGTTGGACAACTTGGCAAAGCCGCTCAGAAAAATGCTGTGGGTGCAGATACGCTGATTGTTCCGGGCATTTATTACTGTTCTGGTTGTACTGTCGAACTGAATTGGCCTACTTCTGGTTCTTATATACTTCATGTCAGACGGTATAATAATGTGGTACATCAGGTTGCTTACGGTATAGGCATCTCTCAATATAAGAGAGTTTCTACCGATACTGGAGCATCATGGAGCAAATGGCATGGTGATTATTTTGGTGATGGAAATATAACAATCTATGTTGCAAAAAATGGTTCAGATACAAATACTGGTATAACAGCAGATAGCCCGTTACTTACTGTTGAAAAAGCACTTCAACAGGCTTCTGCTATTGGCAATAGCGGAACTGTTATTTTCAGATTTGGTGCGGGAGAATGGGGAACTGTTACCATCTCTGGTGATGGTATGACTTCGGGTTATGTTGCTGTGTTGCCGTTTACTGACGGTTATTCCGCGACAGACCCGGGCAATAGCAAGCCAAAATTCGATTCGTTATCGCTTACTAATGGACAGTTTCAGATAAGCAATATAGAAGTAAAATATCTCCACTCTCGTGATGCTTTTGTTTATGTGCGTTATTACAACAAAATATCAAGAGTAGGTTCCACCAGTGGCACATATATTAGGTTTGAAGGTGGAACCCTTGATGTTAAGGTAGATTCTTCTATCTCTGTTGGTGGTGTTTTTTCGGTACAGGATGGTGGTCACATATATGTGAACGAACCAGTGGCTTTAGAAAGTGGCTTGACATATCCCTGTTTTGTAAACAGCGCACAATCCTCTGGTTTCTTCCACATTGGAAACAGTTTTTCATGCACTGGTACATATACAGGGATAAAATTCAATGTCAATGAATTTGCTCATTTGTCATTCTTTTATAGAGCTGCAAGCAATACCGTGAACAGCCTTCCCGGTACAGGCTCGACGATTTATGGTGGGGTGAGCTACAATGGAATACCTGCCAAGTCTACAGTTGCTACTAAATTAGAAACATCCCGCACAATAAGAACAAATCTTGCCAGCACGATAGCCACTAGCTTTGATGGTTCTGAAAATGTTACGCCGGGTGTTGATGGTGTTCTTCCCATTGCTAATGGTGGCACTGGCAGTTCGACGAAGAATTTTGTTGATTTGGATTCAGCGCAAACAGTCGGTGGTGTTAAAACATTCACTAGCACGATTAAGGCATCTATAGCCACTACAAATAACAATGTCAGCTATTCTGAATGTAAAGATACAGCTTTAGATATAAGCACAGCCCCGTCCAATACAAGATATAGAGCTTTGGCTCAAGTTGTTGACATCAATAATAGACCGGCACACACACTACAAGGAAGTTCAGGCACAGATGGTAGTGTATCAACTTATTTAACAGCTCGCCGCTGGCTCAACAATGCTCTTTCTATAGCGCAACTCACTGTTGGTGTGGATAACAATGGTTCTAAATGGGCATCTTGCCCGACCCCGCCAGCAAATGCAAACGATGGAAAAATAGCAACTACGGAGTGGGTTCGTACTGCTATGAACAATCAAAACTTAACTGGTAATATAACGACAAGTGGCCGTGTGACCGCGACCAGTGGTCTGAGCACAAGTGGCAACTTGGATATTACTGGTAATGTGGTAATCACGGCGGCATATAAAGGTATCATAACTAAATCAACAAGAATACCAACGAAAGCCTCTGGCGACGCCCCTAGTGTAGATGCTTATGCCTATTTGTGGAAGTACGGCGGTTTGGATGTTGTCGAGGCTGATAATTCAGGAACTTGTGTAGATATTTTAGGAGCAATGTTCCCAGATTTCTCTACACGAGGTATAATTCGAGTTTTCAATCGTTCTAATGGCGATTTTGCACATTTGACAGTAATCAACGAATCAAACGAACACACAACTATTACAAACGCTCATCTTCACAGTGGCACATCAAATGTCTATTCTCTCGGTCGCCCAAGCAGACTTTGGAGTGTTGTCTATGCGGCTAATGGTAGCATTCAAACATCTGATGAACGTAAGAAAGAAGAAATTGGCAGAATCCCAGACGAGGTTCTTGACGCTTGGGAAGATGTTAATTTCAGGCAATTCAAATACGATTGGGCAAAAGAGGAAAAAGGCGACAATGCCAGATTACATTCTGGTCTGATTGCTCAAGAAATAGACAGAATTTTTACTGCCAAGGGCTTAGATGCCTCACAATATGGCCTCTATTGCTACGATAAATGGGATGCGAAAGATGCTGTAAAAGATGAAAACGGCACAGTCATAGAGGAGGCGTTAGAGGCAGGGGATGCGTATGCCATCCGATATGAAGAAGCTCTTTGCATGGAGGCCGCATATCAACGCCGTAGGGCCGACAGGCTAGAAGAACGTGTGGCTCGACTTGAGGAATTGGTTGCTAGACTGATGAAGTAAGGGGGTAAGTCATGATTCATGCGCTCATCACAACGATATTTTGCTGTGTTGTCTGGTTGCTAAATCTTCCTTCGTTATTGTGTTTGTTACCAGCAGCATTTTATATCGGACGGGAGTTCGCGCAGGACATCCCGGCGGAGACAGGGCAGCACGTCGAGTTTTTTGACTGCTTGCTGGAAGATGGCGGGCGGCGCTTTCCGGAAGTGCAGGACGGCATGGAGTGCCTGTTGCATGACTGCCTGATTCGCAACTGGGGCGCGCCTGACAGGTTCACGGTGCGGAATTTCGGCGCGTGGGCGCATGCTGGCGGGAAAATCGACGCGGTGGGGTGTGTGTTCTGGCAGGATGAGTTTTGGAGACCGTGGAAGCAATTCTGGGCCGATTTGATAGACCACATCGGACAGGCATGGAACGACGAAGGGATACGCGGGCTGCTGCGGCCCACGACCTACCTTCCTGGCGTCTGCCGGGGCCTGCTGGCGACGGACGGCGTTTCCATCGGGCAGTCCGGCGGTGTCCTGTCTGTCCTCGATGTGCCTGTTGCAGGGAACACCACTGACCTTGCTTCCGGCCGTGGCCAGATAGGCAGAACTGCCATTCCGGTTGAACTGGCAGACCTCGACACCCTGATTGCGGACGGCTGGTACGCCATTTCTGGCGAAACACTGAATCTGCCGGAAGGCGTGACCGAGGGGGTATGTCGGGCGTCTTCCGGCTTTACGTCCGGCACGGTTGTGCAGACCATGTTCACCTATGACGGCACCCCCCCGCGTCTATGTGCGCTCTACGACGGATGCCGGGCAGAGCTGGACATCGTGGGCTGAATGCCTGTTCCTCGGAGCTGTCGGGGAGGGGCTGCATTTCGAGAACGGCGCGCTCTCCCTCAATACCGAGGGCGGCGCGAGTCTCGTACCGGCCATCACAGAGGAAGACGAGGACAAGGTGCTGTCCGGGGCTGGCACATGGGTGGAACGGGCCACCCCGGAAGACGTGCAGCTCCTGACAGATTCGCTGAACAGGCTGGACGAAAGGGTGGCCGCGCTGGGTGTGGCGCTTGCCGAGGTGCGGGCCATTGCCGGAGCCGTCCCGGACGGTTCGACGATTGAGGTGGTGGACGGTGCGCTGTCTGTTCCTACGTACACCGGCGCGACTGATGAGGATGACGGCGCTGCTGGTCTGGTGCCCGCCGCTGAGACTGACGAACGGGCGTTATATCTCCGTGGTGACGGCACATGGAGCGACCCGGTGGCCGCCCTGCTTGAACGGATTGCTTCGCTGGAAACGGCGGTGGCAGCCCTGACTTCCCCGAACTCCGAGGAGGAACTGTTGTAATCTTTCTGTCCCTGATGTTTCTGGCCGTTCCGGCCCGACGCAAGCTGCTGGCCCGTCTGCGCCAGAAGCTGCACCCCGGCGGGGCAATCATCGTGTTTGACAAGCTGGTGCCGCCCGGCGGTTATCCCGCTACGGTGTGGGCCCGCCTTACATGGGCATCCAAGCTGGACAACGGTGGGGGGATATGTGATCTTTCAAGGCGGGAATGAGGCGGGACGGTTGCACATATTGCTGCACATACCGCGTGAAGGAGGATTGGGGCCTTTTTGCACATATTTTGGACATATTACACGCAGAAAAGCCCAATCATTATAGCTGGTTGTATGCGGATTTACCCCCCTTACAAGGCGGGGGCCACAGGTTCAAGTCCTGTACTGCCCACCAAGGATTACAAGGGGTTGCAAGCACTGCTTGCAACCCCTTTTCTATTGTCCACGCACCATTCCCCACACCAATTCGGATAATTTGGGGTACCAATCTGCATACATCAAAGCGGTTGATGACAAGCAAGCAGAAATTCTTGCCGGACTTAATGGGAAGAAGTTGGCAATTATCATGTCTGGCCTTGGTGGTAATACTGGCTCCGGCATTACTCCATATGTTGCTGCACTTGCCAAAGAGCATGAAATATGCGTTGTTGTTATGGCATTAACACCATTTTCATTTGAAGGATCAACGAGAAATAAAATTTCAAATGAATCGTTGGATAAAATTTCTAATAATTCTGATTGCATATTTTGCATAAAAAATGACATCTTTCTTTCGGTTGCTCCCAAGGGGGCAACATTTTCAGAAATGATGCAGAAACCATATGAATATATCAACAAGTATATAGATATAATCACAAGTATTGAAGTTGAAAAGTTGAGGGAAATCCTGAACAAAAATAGTTTGCCTACACATGTGGAATTTGATAGCGAAACAGAATCAATATTGAAAAATTCAATTAGTTTGCCGGATTAGTGGTATTTTATCATTCTATTTTGTGTTATTGAAATAATTATATACATATATTACGACCAAGAAAAACGAGATGAGAAAGGGCATTGTGCGGACATCCGCGCAATGCCCTTTCATTTTTGAGATAACAAACTGTCATTATTTTCCAAAAATATCTGCATGTGTACCTGTTCGCGTGAAAATACAGTCCATGCCGCTCAACTTGTACACCAGAAGCCAATCAGGCTCGATATGCAATTCACGGTACGGTTTCCAATCGTTTTTCAGGGGATGATCTTTGTATTTGTCAGGAATTGGTGTCTCATCCAGAAGAATTGTAATGACAGCCTTGAGTTGATCCATAGCGTAGCCGCGTTGCTGCGCCTTTCTGACATCACGCTTGAACTGTGATGTATAGACGGGATTACGCATCTATATGCCCAACTGAGAAAAAAGGTCGTCCGCATCCTTGGCCCGGTGCAATTCCTCCCCCCGCTCGACCTGAGCCATTGTTTGCCGCGTCAACTCGTTGGGAATCTCATTGTCAAAAGGAAGGCGCTTTTCTAGGGCTATCCGTGTCAGCACCATACGGCAGGCGTCGGACACAGTGAGCCCCAGTGAAGCAAGGACATTGGCCGCCTCAGCCTTGATGGCCGGGTCTATCCGGGCGCGTACATAATCATTGGCGGGCATGGTGTGCCTCCATGTTTTTGTCAGTGTAGCCCAAATGGGCATCACACCACAAGGCCGGAACGGGCAGGAAGCGCCCCGAAAAAATAACTTATAATTTCAAGATATTACAAAAAACAAAGGCGCTAATCTTCTCTAAGGGAAGGTTGCAGCCACAGTAAGGAGGAAACCATGCAGGATACCTGTTCCAGCGACATTACCGAACTCGCCAAGGCATTGCTCAACGTCCAGCGGCAACTGCAACCAGCCATGAAAGATGCAAACAACCCCTTTACCAAGAGCAGCTATGCCAGCCTGAAAAGCGTCATGGAGACGTGCCGCGATGCCCTGCTGGACAACGGCATCTGGCTCTGCCAGTACCCTGTGCCTGTGGAAACGCCGGGCTGCATCGGCCTTGCCACCAAGCTGACCCATGCGGAGTCGGGGCAATGGCAATCTTCTCTGGCTGTCGTACATCTTCCCAAGGCAGACCCGCAGGGCATGGGCAGCGCCATCACCTATGCCCGCAGGTACACGCTGACAGCCATGCTGGGCATGATCACCGAGGATGACGACGGTGAAGCCGCCAGAATTGACACGAAAGGCCGCACACGCGCCAGAAGGGCCGCAAATGCCCCTCAGACGAAAAATGCACAGGGCCGACCGGATTTCAAGGCCGCAAACAGCCAGTCAGCCTCGCTTCAAAATCTGCCGCAGCTTGATGGCGTCAGCTACCAAATCGTCAAGGCACAGGGAGGACGTGAATGTATCGTCGCCACAGGAAATACCCAGAGCAAGCAGGAAATACTCTCAGGAGCAGGATTCAGATGGAATGCTGAGCGTCAAATCTGGTGGAAGTATGCCAATGCTGTATAGCCATTCCAGTAGGACTCTACTGGGTAGGGGACTGTCTCAGGACAGTCCTCTTTCTGTTTGCGCCATATCTCAAGGAGATTTTTCATGAATGCCATCATCCCCATCCGATTTTGCGGCATTGACTCCTTTGACAGGGCTGTCTTTGCCACCCTCGACGACAAGACCTTCTACAAGACCGTGGAGCTGATGCCTCGTCCATCATGGGCAAGTCTGAGCAGGGAAGAAAGGGACGACTTGCTGCTCACCCTGCATGACACAGACGGTTTTGACGGCGAACCCGGATGTCCTGTCTCGCCTGACCGTTTTGAAGTTTTGGAGCGTATGTGATGGATACGAAACAACGCGCAGACACCCTTTTGGAGGTACTACGCCAAGGACTTCAAATAACAGGAGAAAGGCAAACACAGGCTATCCTTGGGAATCGTAACGCCTACATCGGCATGAGCGACATCGGCAGGTATGCCGAATGCCCACGCGCTGCCTTGGCTGCAAAACTGCTCCCGCCTGACACCACCTTGGAACGACTGCTGCCCCTGCAACGCGGGCATTGGTTTGAGGATGGCGTGGGAC